GAAGAAATAAATCAATCTATTGTAAGGAACTGGTGGAACACTATCCTTGATTGGATTAGAGGAATATATAGGAAATCTAACATCTCTCTATTTGAAGAAGCTGCTGCTCAGATTGTTGCTGGTGAGATAGGTACAGTTGCTGATATAACAGAAGGTGGTGTAATGTTTCAACTCTCTGATAATCAGAAAACTATACAAGAAAAGATTCTTGCTACACAGGATGAAATTGAAAAGGTGGTAGAAGATGAGACTAAGGTGGAACCTGTATTACTTGATTCAGAAGAAGCACGTAACTATTACAGAAGAAAGAAACCAGATGGTACCTTTGAAACAATTAAGAAGAGGGTTACAGATAGGGTGAAGGCTTGGTATAAGCGTAAGTTTGGTGACAAACAATTCACTCCTGAAGAGAAGAAGTTTAATGAGCTAAAGAGAGATCTTGGTATACAAGGTCACAAAGACTTAGAAGAAATACATGGTAGATATTTTCACAAGGATGGAACAAGAAGAGCTTCTCCTGGACCAAGACCTACTAAGTTTAGTAACCTATCTGAGGAAATGTATGACAAGCTCGAAACGTATTTTACAGATCTTCTGAAAACACTTGATCCTAAAACAATTGTTCTTTCTGAGGTGATTGTTTATGACAAGAAAAATAAAGAAGCTGGTACGATAGACTTTCTTGCTATTGAACCTTCTGGTAAAGCACACATCCTTGACTGGAAGTTTATGCATATTAAGGGAGACGATGTTGCCTGGTTTAAGCAGGGAGCATTCAACATTCAGCTTGGTACATACAAGAAGATGCTTCGTGAGAACTATGGTATTAAAGAGTTTGGAATGACAAGAGCTATTCCAATAGCTATGGAGTTTAAACTCAAAAATCCCAGAGATCCTAAGTCTGGCTCATACCTTGGAGGTATAGCTATTGGTTCAGTGGATGTTAGCAAGATTGAAGACCTGAGGCTAGTTCCTATATCTGAAGAAACAGAATCCACAGGATTTGAAGCATTGGATGAGATTCTTAGAAAGATGAACGGTCTTCTTGCTCAGATTGGTAAAGAGAAGGTAGGGGATGAAGAAGAGCGTGAGTTTAAGATAGAGCGTTTGAACACACTTAGAAAAGCAATTCGTTTGGCTCAAACAACAATGAATATTGCTCCTCTTATTGATGTGATTGAGGTGATGAGAAAAGAGGGTGATAGAATCCTCGATGATTACAATGCTATTTACAAAAATAGGCCTGCTAGATCTAGTGATTCTAAGAATGCTGAATTATCTGATTTTGCAGATGACATGAATAACTATATCAAGCTTTCTGATATATTTGTGAATATTGGTAGAAAAATAGGAACACTTGTATACACTCCTCAAATGGAAGCTGAAGTCACTACAGAGGAAGAGAAAGCTGACGTTGCTCAAAGAAAAGAAGTTTTAAGAAAACTAAGAGAAGAATCTGATGCTATCTATGATTCTAGAGAAGCTATAAAAAAAGCAACTCTTGATTTTGCTGATAAACATATTGGTGAAAGAAACTTAGTATTTGGACTTCTTAAAGCAGAAAAGGTGTTAAAGGGATTGGCCTCTATGTTTAGAGGTGCTGCAGATATATCACTTAGGTCTGTAGAGATTCTTACAAAACTTGTAAATAATGCTCAAAGTTTAGCTACCAAGGATGCTTTAAGTGAAGTGGAGCAACTTATGTCTATTAGGGAGAAGCTTGCTAAAAGAGGAGGAGATCTTAGAAAACTTGTTCAACAAGTGTATCAGAAAGATGACAAGGGTAAGATTGTAAACAAACTGATATATAAATACAAAAAAGAATTCTTTAGTGAAGTGGATAAAAAAGCTGAAGATGGTGGAGATAAGAATTGGATTTTACAAAACATTGATGTAGAAGCATATAAGAAAGAAGCTGAAGAAAAACTAAAAGATCAGATAAAGAAGATACAAGGAAACAGATATGCAGGTACGCCAGAAGAAGAAAAGGCTACAAAAGAAAGGCTTATAGAAGAGGCTAAGCGTAAGTGGGATATAGATAGGATTGACTTTGATGGATGGAAAAACCATATCATAAAAAGACACCCTCTTGCAAAATGGTATTCTGAAGAATATAAAAATCTTCAGAAAGATCCTGAATTGATGGAGCTTTATAACTTTATTGTAAAGTTTAACAAGAAGGCTGAAGATACTGGATACATAAGTAATCAGATGTCAAAGATATTCCTTCCTTTTGTAAGGAAGTCTATGGCTGAAGAGCTAGTTTGGGATAATAGATTGTCTGTTATGGACAATTTTTATAAGAGTATACAACTCAATCCTGATGATACAGGATATGGGGAATTTAATGAAATTACTGGTGCCCTTGAGAATAGTATTCCTAAATACTATACAAAAGACTTTACATTTAAGGATGGGGTGAATGATTATTCTGATGTAAGTGAAGATTTGTTTAAGAATCTTATATTGTATATTCAACAAGTTAATAAGTACAAATACTTAACAGATGTTGAGGGTCAGCTTAAACTTGTTAAAACAATTGAAGAATTCAAGAGTCATCTTAACACTGACAGACTTGGTAACGTTGTTTATGAAAACGGAAAACCTAAAGAAATTGAGGGTAATGAACGTAATACAAAAATATACGATGATTTCCTGAGAGTAATGTTGTATGATCAGAAATATGTAATTGATGATTCTGATTTACCATTTAATATTGGAAAGGTCTTAAACTTTGTTAAAGATGGTGTTAACAAGGTGGCTGGAAGAGAAGTTTGGAAAAAAGACGAAGATCCTAAACCAAGTTCATTAATCAAAACAATAGATGCTGCTAATAGGGCGTTCCAACTAAAAACCTTGGGATTTGATTTTATATCTGGAGCTGTGAACATGTTTGGTGGAAACATTCAGTTAAGTACCCAAGCAGGTAACTATTTTAAAGCTAGGGAGTTTGCCAAAAATGAGGCAAAACTTACATTTCAGAGATTTGATAGTAATGAGGACAAAGAAATGTTTGTACAACTCATCAATACATTTATGCCTTTGAAGGATGATCCTTCTTATAAAATGTACAAACAAGCAGGTATGTCAAAACTCACTCAGGGAAATCTAAGCGATACATTGATGTTCTTTATGAGACAGCCTGAAATACTGATTGAAAAGTCTGTATTCCTAACCTTGTTGCAAAACTCCATGGTGGTAAATGGTCAGATTGTAAATATCAGGGAGCATGTAAGAAATAAGTATAAAGGCAGGTATGACTCAGCAGCAAGTTACAATGCTGTAAAAGATGATATTGAAAATGAAATAAATGAACTCAAAAGAACAAAGTCTATAGATAAGACAAAGAAACTTGTTGATGGAAAACTTGAAATACCTGGACTTAATTTAAATAATATAGAAGAACTTCAACGTCTAACAAACCTGTCTAGACGTATAGCAGCAAATGCTACAGGTTCAATGACCAAAGAGAATATCAATAGAATGTCAATGTCTGTATGGACAAAGTCCATGATGGTGTTCAAAAACTGGATTCCTAAGCTTATTGATACAAGGTTTGGAGAGTTTAGAAAGGTGGTGGATGATTTCTCTGTAAGGGTTACAGACGATGGATTTATTGAAGGTCAGAAATATGATATTGGTAGAATTAGGCTTCTAACCCATGTGTTAGGTGATGGTATAATTACAGGTGCAGCCAATCTAAAAAATATACTTTATCTAAATGATGCTGGTTTGGAAAGACTTGATCAGATGTTTGAAGAGTTTAGAGAAAAATATGAACGTGAAACTGGAGAAACATTAAATATATCCAGAGAAGACTTCATTGATCTTATTAGAACCAATCTTAGGAATCAGGTGAAGGAACTTGCTATACTAGTTTCTCTAATGGGAGTATTGCTTTCTCTAGGATTTGTAGCTCCTGACGATGATGAGGATAAAGCAACTAAAAACTTCCACAGATATTCTCAAAAGGTGTTTAGTAAGTTTGCTGATGAACTTCTATTCTTCTACACCCCAAGTGGGATATCTGGAACCTTAAGTGGTGGAGTTTTTCCAGCACTAGGTCTTGCTGAGGACATTGGTAGGTTCACTAAACACTTTGCCATGGAAACTACAGGTATGGATTTAGATCCTCAAACATCTATAGAGGATGTTAGAAAGAAAGCTCAACCAATTAAAAATCTTATGAAGGTGGCTCCTGTAACTAAGTCTTTGGTAACCTATCTTGCTATATTCAATGAAGATTTTGCTAAAGAATTTGATGTAACCATACAGAAAGAAAACAGACGTTAATAGCTATATTATGTCCAAAATTTTATATAACTCATTGTAAATCATTTAGAAACAATTAAATTTGCAACCATGCGTGTCGCTGTAATTTGCCCAACTTGTGCAACAAACATTAATTCAGTTTGCGTCATTTATGATGGCGAATATCTGGAAAATCTAGATGTATCCCCTGGAGACACTTTAGAAGATATTCTCAAGAAAATAAATGATAGCTGTGCCTGTGTGCCTCCTACAACTACCACTACTAGTACAAGTAGTAGTACCAGCACAACAACAACTACCACCACTTCTCCTTTATAATAATATATAGATGAACGTTAATTGTGGAGCTACCCCCTGTCCAGTTATACTGAATAGCACCTGCGTATTTTACGAAGGTGCTAATCTAGTTTATACAGGTATCAACACCAATGATAATCTGGAAACTGCTCTTGAGAAGATAGATGCAGCTTTCCAATCATCAGGATTAATATACGTATTTGATAACGGTATAGTTCAGCTCCCTTCTCAGCCTGTAAAGTTGGGAGGAAGTTTAATTGAAAACACTACTATTAATAGTAGTGGATATTTGTTTAAACTAACGGGAACAATTGAGTCTGCTGCTTTCAGAACAACTGGAGGCACAGCTTCTCAATTTGTCAGGGGAGATGGTACACTTGGTAATATTCCTATTGCTACAAGTGGTACCTCTGGCTCTAGTGGTAGTAGTGGAACTAGAGGTACGTCTGGTACCACAGGTACATCTGGTACTAGTGGATCAAGTGGTGCTCCTGGAACACATGGTACGTCTGGAACATCTGGTTCTTCTGGAACTAGAGGAACCTCTGGCACTTCAGGGACAAGTGGTACTAGTGGACTTAATGGCACTAATGGTAGCAATGGTACATCAGGTACTAGTGGCGTAGATGGTATTATAGGATCAAATGGTTCCTCTGGATCTAGTGGAACATCTGGTACAGATGGGGCTGGTTCGGACCCAATGAACTATGTAACTGTTGGTCTACCTGGAAGTATAGGTGTTGACTTTAATTCTGTAGAAGCTGCAGTTAATAGTATCACTACAGCTACAGCAAGTAGTCCTTGGACAGTTAAGGTATATCCTGGACTCTATATAGAGAATACTATTACAATGAAGTCTTGGATTAGTGTTAAAGGTGAAAGTCACACTACCACTGTTATCCAAGCAAGTAATCCGAATAATCCTGTGTTTGTAATGGCGGATCAGTCTCTTGTGATTGATGTGCAGATACAAGGATCAACAGGAACTGGTGCAGCTGCTGTTGTATATTCTTCCCCAACCACTCCTCAGACAAATGCAATTGCTTACGTAGAGAACGTAAGATTTGGTGCTAACTACACCCACGCAAAGGTGATCGGTGTACCTGGTGGTAACTGTATATTACAATGTTCCAACGTTAAATATGGCGGTTATCCATTCACTGTAGGTTTCCATGTAACGAATAGCGGTGGTGGTATTGGTAGGATGCAGTTGAGAAACGTAACTTCCACCAATGGTGGCGTTGTTACCACTGCAGGATTGATATTTGCTTTGGCAGATCAGCCAGGTTGTACATTTATTGTAAACGGATGTTTACTTACAAAAGCAGTAGGTGCTCCTGCTGGTACAGGTTTCTGGGTTGAGAACGGTGGTTCTCTACGTCTTACAGCTGTAAACTTCCAGAGATGGGCAACAGCAATTTATGCTCCTAATGTGGGATCAGCTCCAAGTATATTTGGATCTGCCCTCAACTTTGAAAACAATACAAAAGACGTTGTTGTACAACATCCTACAGCAACTGGTCATATAGAAGGTACAGATTCATTCCTTAAAACAGAAATTCCCATCCCTGCTCCTCTGTATGAGGTGAATACAGATCCTAGGGTGATCACGGTGGGAACAAAGGGTGCTGACTTCACATCAATTAAAGCTGCTGTTGACTGGATCACTGGATCAAGTGCAAGTAATAGGTTTGTTGTACAGGTGGGTCCTGGTCAGTTTTTTGAAGATGAGATTGATCTAACATCCAAACCATACGTAAGTATTGTTGGTAGTAACATTCAGACAACACAGATATTCCCTAATTCTGCTACACAACATCTTATCAGGATAGGTCAGAATAACGAGGTTTCGTTTTTGAGTTTGGCAAATGCTCCTGCTGGATATGCTGCTATATATTGTGATGATATTGGTGACTTTGCTCAAGCGCACAAGGTGTCATTCTACAATTGTGACACTGGTGTATGGATTAAATCTTCTACACAAGACACAGTGTTCTTTGGTGAATATCTGGACATGAATGAGGTGTTCAGTTATGGTGTTAAGGTGGAGGCTACAAATGGATTTTTTGCTACAGCCAACCTAGAGAACTACTATCTGTTTCCTGTTGGAGCAGGTGCTGCCATTGGTACATATGCTTCAGGATCAGGTGCTGAACTATCTATGTACACTTGTTCCTTTGCAGGAGAAGGAGCTACAGGTTCTGTGTGTATTCAGCTGCAAGATGGTGCTGATCTAGAGACAGCTGGACTAGATATTCCTGATTGGGATTATGGTATACAAGTATTGAATGTGGGCAATCCATGTTCTTTTAAGGTTGTAGGTAGCATGATTCATAATTCCAGCACTTATGACATTGATGTACAAGACACATTATGTATAGGCAGATTCCAGGGTGTGTCTGATCATACTAAGATAAATAATCAAAGTAATAATTTCTTCTGGAACTTCTTGGATGATACAGATGGTGAGAATGATATTACAAGAAAACTATCTGTAACATTTCAAGATGGAACACATACAGATGCATCAACACTCATATTCAACGGTAGTCCTATGGGACTTATGGATGGAGGTAATATCACTGTTGTAAGTGGACTACAAATACTAGTAGATGCAGGATATGGTTATCTGGAAGATTCAATTTCTCCAGATATATATAAAAGAATAGATTGGACAAATACCAACCTAACACTATCTGCAAATACAGACAATTATATATACATTAACGACAGTGCTATATTGTCTGCTTCTGGTACACCACCAAGCAGCTTGACAAATATTATCCTTGGTAGAGTGGTGACAAATTCCACTACAATTGAGCTCATAGATGACTCTCCTTACCAAGCAGATCACATGTCTAATAAGCTTTCTACATTCAATAGAAATGCCCTTGGATCTGTATATGTTTCAGGATCTTCTGTAGCAGAGAATGTTACACCATTCAGACTAGATGTTGGTTCAGGTAATTATTATTTCTCTGAAAACAACTTCCTTCCTTCAGGTGGAACAGCAATTACATTTAATCAGTATTATAGAGATGGTGGAACTGGTTGGACTATAAGTTCTACGAACACAGTTAATAATACACAATACGATAATGGTACAGGAACGCTTGCTTCCCTGACAGCATTGTATTATACTAAACATACACTGTATGTTGTAGGTCAGGGAGCTAATGAAAAATACTTCCTTGTACTTGGACAAGCTGAATATTCTACACTTGTAGCAGCGGAAGGTGCTGATTTGCCTACACCTCCTACATATTTTACAGATGGTGTAGTTCCCATTGCATCCATATATATTCAGCAGGGAGACACAAATATTGTACAGATTGAGGATATTCGCCCAGTGATTGGTTTCAAAGCTAGTGGTGTATCTGCTACAGCTGTACATGGAAACCTTTTGGGTTTAGCTGCTGATGACCACATTCAATATCTCCTTGTAGATGGAACCAGACAAATGTCTGGTGATCTTGGACTAGGAGGTAATGATATATTCAATGCATCTAACATAACTGCTTCTGCTCTCACAGATACCAATACACTTAAGATTAGTGGTATTACAAACGATGAGCTACAAACAAGAGTTGTTGTTGTAGACTCTTCTGGTAATACATATTATAAAACTTCAGGAGTGGGGGGCACTGGAGGTACATCTGGTACTAGTGGTAGTTCTGGTACTACAGGTACCAGTGGAACTAGCGGTACTGATGGTAGTTCTGGGACATCTGGTAGCTCTGGTAGTAGTGGATCAAGTGGTACTGATGGAATAAATGGCACTAATGGTACCTCAGGTACTACAGGTACATCGGGCTCTTCAGGAACCACAGGTACATCAGGAACCAGTGGAAGTAGTGGTTCTAGTGGAATTAACGGAACCAATGGTACGTCTGGAACTAGTGGGGTGGATGGAACAAACGGTACTTCAGGAAGCAGTGGTTCTAGTGGAACAACAGGAACTAGCGGCACAACAGGAACTAGTGGTACGTCTGGTATTAACGGTACTAATGGAACTAGTGGTACATCAGGAATCAATGGTACAAACGGAACCTCAGGCACCACTGGTACTTCAGGAACTACAGGAACCTCTGGCACATCAGGCAGCTCTGGATCATCTGGTATAAATGGTGTTAATGGTACAAACGGTACTAGTGGAACCAGCGGATCGTCTGGTATAAATGGAACCAATGGCACTTCAGGTACCACTGGAACAAGTGGAACAAGTGGTGTTAACGGTACCAACGGTACATCTGGTACCACAGGTACAAGTGGAACTTCTGGTCAGAATGGAGTAAATGGTACAAATGGAACTAGTGGCACTAGTGGCACAACAGGTACCTCAGGTACAAGTGGTGTTTCTGTGAATGGCACCAATGGTACTAGTGGTACTAGTGGGACCAGTGGTACAGATGGTGTTGCAGGAACTAACGGAACCAGTGGGACAAGTGGTATTAATGGTACGAATGGTACCAGTGGGACAAGTGGAACAACTGGTACGTCTGGTACAAGTGGAAGCTCTGGCATAAATGGAACTAACGGTACATCAGGAACTAGTGGTACAACTGGTACATCTGGCACTAGCGGTTCTAGTGGCATTAATGGTGTAAACGGAACCAATGGAACTTCTGGTACAACTGGCACAAGTGGTACGAGTGGTACAAGTGGTATACAGGGCACTAATGGTACATCTGGCACCAGTGGCACTAGTGGAATAAACGGAGCAAATGGTACCAATGGTACATCTGGAACATCTGGTAGTAGTGGATCTAGTGGTGTAGATGGTTCTTTTCTTGGAACTAATGGTACAAGCGGAACAAGTGGAACCAGCGGTGTGAATGGTGTTATAGGATCTAACGGTTCTTCTGGCTCTTCTGGAACTTCTGGTACAAGTGGTGTAGATGGTATTGTAGGAAGTAATGGAACAAGTGGTACTAGTGGTACATCAGGTATATCACCAACAGGTCAAATTATATTAACAGCAGCTGGTAGCTGGCCTTCAATAACATCGGGTGCTAACTCTCCAATACAAAGTGAAACAATAACAAATGACGTTAACTTTTATTATGTAGGATTTGCAGATGTTGTTACATCGTATTGTAACTGGGCATTAGCTATGCCTTCAGATTATAATGGAGGCACTATAACAGCTGTGTTCTATTGGGTGGCAGGTGTAGCATCAACAAATAGTGTTGTTTGGGGGTTATCAGCTAGAGCATTTGCTGACAACCAAGCTTTGGATCAAGCATTTGGTACTGTACAAACTGTAACAGATGCTAATCAGGGAAACGATATAGTAAATATATCAGCAGCAACACCAGCTATTACAATTGGGGGAACACCAGCTGCAGGTAACTATGTACAATTTAGAGCGGAAAGACAAGGTGGTGCTGGTGGTGATACATTAGCAGCAATAGCAGAATTATTACAAATAAGAATAACCTACACAAGAGCTTAATAGTATGCTAAATTTTGCACATGGAGCAGTTCAATGGTTAACAACACAGGCATTGAACACAACAATACCTGTCACAGGATTAGGTTTCATTCCTAAAGCAATTAGATTCTATTGGGTGGGTTTGCAATCGAACTCTCCAACAAACCTAAATTCAGAAGCAGTGAATGAAAGAAGGGGTGTTGGATTTGCTTCAAGTACAACATCAAGAGCATGTGTGGGCACATCTTCAATAGATAACTCAGCTGCTGCTGACTGTGGATCTATTTGGTCAAACACACAATGTGTCATCACAGTGGATGCCCTTACAGGTGCTAAAGATGGAGCTTTGGATATTAGTAGTATAGACACAGATGGATTTACATTAATTGTTGATGACGTAACCCCTGCTAACATAACTGTATTTTGGGAAGCATGGGGTGGGGATGATATAAGAAATGTAACAATAGGAGAAATAGCAGAACCAGCAGCAACTGGTATACAGACCTACACAGCCACTGGTTTTCAGGTATCAGCTAGCCAAGCATATCAAGATCAATGTGTAATGTTTGCTGGTGTACAAGCAGTGAGTGCCACTGATGTTGGTGAACAACAAGATTCTGGGCTACATGTAGGATTTCTTACTAGGAATGCGACAGATAATAATATTACAGTGTGTGGAAATTCTGATGATGCTTCAGCAACAATGGACACTGATGGATATAACTTTACAGGTGATTGTATATCCATGATTGTTATTGCTGGTGGAAACCCTAATGCAAGGGCTTCTCTCAGTTCTTGGAATAATAATACATTTCAATTAAACTGGTCACTTCGTACTACAACAAACCGTAGAAGCATCTATATGGCAATTAAAGGAGGATATTGGCAGGCTGGATCTATAACAATAGCAGGTAACACGCTTAACTCAACAGCCACAATAAGTGGGGTTCCTTTTAATATAAAAGGAGTTTCTTTAATAGGTGCTATGAAAACCATAAGTACAGCAGGCACATCCACTGTTCAAGACAGAATTGGATTTGGATCAGGAGTATCACCAACATCTAGAAACTCAGCTGCTGTATTAGATGAGAATGGTACTGCTAACGCTGAAATTGATTTAAGTGTGTATTATGATCAGGTGTTAGTATATCCAAGTGTCACTGGTACACTGCAAACAGCTTATGATATAAGTAGTTTAAGTGCTAATAGTTTAACATTAACAACAGATACAGCAGGTGGTGTTGCAAATGAATGGATTGGATATCTAATATTTGGCGATTTAAAAAGACCTGTTTCTGTAGGACATCCATTTATAGCTTAATTTATGTCATATATTTTTACACATATAAGCACAGATATATTAGATCCTGATATACATGGGTCAGATAAAGAAGTAACTTTTAAGTGTGAGAACTTTCTATACTATGCTCGCTGTTTTGAAGGACAGTTGCAATATGTAAAAGGGGAAAGACCTGATTCTTACCTAAATTGGCCAACACCTCCAACAGAAGCAGAGATAGATGCTCACCATGAACGTAGAAAAATATTCAATCAAGACCATTCTATAGTGCAAGGTTGGATTGATAGTTTATAAAATGTTTTAATTTTAAAATAATAAAAAATGATTGTCAGTTGTGAAGCTACTCCTTGTCCAGTGATACTGAGTGCCACTTGTGTTTTTTACAAGGGAGAGAATCTCATTTACACTGGCATCAATATGAACGACAACTTGCAAACTGCCCTTGAGAAAATCGATGGGAAGTTTCAAGATGTTGGGCTAGGATATATATTTGAGAATGGTATAATTCAACTTAGTCCAGGTCAGCCTGTAAGATTGGGTGGTTCTCTAATGCAGAACACCACAATCAATAGTGCAGGGTATACATTCACTATATCTGGATCAATTCAAAGTGGTGCACATATTACCACTGGGGGTACATCCTCACAATTTGTTAAAGGAGATGGATCTCTAGATTCAACAACATATCAACCTGCAGGTTCATATATTACAGGACTTACAGGGGATGGTATAGCATCTGGTCCAGGTAATGTACCATTGACACTAGCTACTGTAAATGCTAACCCTGGAACTTATGGAAATGCAGTTACAGTTCCTGTAGTTACAGTGAATGCAAAAGGATTGGTTACAAACATCACCCCTATTGCAATATCTATTCCTGCTGATTCAATTGTTCTTGTTGGAGATGTGAGTGCTGTTGGTGTAACTGGTACTAATATTACAGCAACACTAGCCACAGTTAACTCAAATGTATATGGATCAAACACATTCCTGAAGTTTGCAGTTAATGGTAAAGGACTAGTAACCTCTGCCACACCTGTTGTATTAGGAGATTTGACATCTGTTCTTGGGTTTATGCCTGTTCCAGATAGTAGAACTCTGACAATCAATGGATTAACAAAAGATTTAACAGCTGATAGAACCTGGAACGTAGGCACTGTAACCAGTGTACAAGCATCTGTACCACCAGCATTCTCTGTAACATCAGCTCCCATAACATCATTTGGTACAATAAATATTGTAGCTAATGGTGATACATCTCAGTATATAAGAGGTGATGGATCATTAGCAGCTTTTCCTGCAGTATCAACAACATCTGGTACTTCTGGTACTTCTGGTGTAAGTCCGTCAATTACAAACATATATAACTCAGATGGTACACTTACTGGTAATCGTGTGATGAGCCTTGATTCTAAGCGGTTAATATTTAGGGACACTAATGCTACCTTAACTAACTATACATATTCAGTTGGTGTGCCTACGGGTGTGACAGCACCTACTTGGCCATCGTCTTTTGTGTATGAAGGTCAGTATAATATTGTACCTGGAACGGGTCCTCAAATATTCAATACGAGAGTATGGGGAAGAAACACTTCAGCTACAAATAATAATCTTTGGGTTCAAGAAACCTTTGCAGATATTACTTCAGAATCTACTTCCTTTACTAACATTTATAATCAAACATTTTTTACAGGTAGAGGTAGTACATTAGATACATCTACTGCTACCGCTTCTGTAATGCGTGGGATTTGGTCAAATATTGGCCATAGATACGCTGGCTCTCAATCAACAACAGTACAGATTAATACAAATAATATACAAAGCTTTTACAGCACAATTGTTAATTATATTGGGAATGTAAGTAATGCTTATGGATATTTTTCTAGTCTGTCACAAGGTTCTTTAACCACATCGCAAACAAATACATTAACAAACCATTATGCTTTTTATGCAGAAGCAACAATAGGTTCTGCGAGTGGGGGCTCTTCTACTGTTACAAATTACTATGGTTTGTTTCTTAATACCCCAACTGTTGGGGCAACAGGTGTAATCACAAATCGATGGGGAGTATACGCTCCAGACTCCGCAATGAGTCACTACTTAAACGGGAATGTTGTCATTGGTACTACTACACTTGCTGGATATAAGCTAGATGTGTCTGGAACATCAAGATTGGCAAATACACTTTCTTCTGGATTCGGGACAATTATTTCAACCACTCAAACTCAGGCTAATTCTACAGACGTGGGCGATGGTGCTGTATCTGTATCTCATAGTATATCTGCAACATCAGCAACCAATGAACTTGTAATAAGAGCAATGTCATTTGGTAGCAACAACAACCTAACGGGTGGTGGAGCAGTTACCAATCATAGAGTATGGAACGTAGCATCTAGCACTCAAGCGGGAAGTATAACTACAGACCTTGACCAAATATTTATAGAGAGGGGTAATCAAGCTAATGGAACTGTAACAAATAATAGGGCTATACGTGTTAACACAATGCAAGGAACTAATAGGGCTGGGTTTGCCTGTGTTGCATTATCTGGAACCAATAATGTGTATGCACTACTTGGAACTGTTACAATACCTACTGGAAACTGGGGCATTCATCAAACACAGTCTAACTTTAACAACTACTTTGCAGGTAAGATTTTGATTGGCACTACCACTGATCCTGGATTAGGAGTATTGCACGCTGTTGGTGGTTTATCTACAGATTCGCCTGCTGGAGGTACTGCAAGAACATGGAAGCTTGGGCAATATAATGCAACTGCTCCCACTGCCACTGGATATATAGAGGTGGAAGTTAATGGGGTTCTTTATAAACTTTTAGCATCAACTTAAAATAATATATAAAATGGCAAAAACAATTACACCCATTAATGTATGGGTAAACGGACAAAACAAACAAGCAAAGATTTTAGATTCTTATGTAACTAGACTCACACTTAACCAATCTGCTAGATTCTATTGGGCAATTTTTGTAGAGAACACAGATGGCACACAAGGTGAGCAAGTGGCTGAAGGTAATTTGTCTATGGAAGGGGTAGACTATCAATCGTGGGAACAAGACACTTATGCTTGGGATTATATTTCAAGTAAACTTAATTTGACTATTACAGGGGAATTTGTACCGCCTGTACAAGAACAAAATCCTTAAATTAGATAATTTTCAGTACATTTGCTAAAATCTAATATATGGAATTAGTTGAATTAAAGGCTAAAGCCTATGATATCATTAGTCAGATTGAGTATTTACAGAAGCTGTTACAAGAAACTAATCAGCAAATTGCTGTGAAAATTCAAGAACAAGAAGCTATGAAGGGTGGTGAATAACCACCCTTTCTTATTTTATAACATCTATTACATCCTGAGTTGTTATTGATGTGTGACATTCAAACTGTCTGTCTGTTCCCTTATGTATAGGACACCAGTTCCAATCTCCTTTATCAAACTTGAAATTGGGATTGTTCCAACATCCATTGCATACATCTTTCTTCACCACTCTTGTACATGTAAACTCATGATCAGGTTGGGTGAAATTACTAATCATTATCACTTTTTTATCCATAGCCCATGCTAACCAGCTCAATCCTGAGCTTAGTCCTATGAAGAACTCAGAATGATGTATAACATTCATTGTGTTCTCTATAGATGTATCATCTATTTGAAGACAATTATTAAATGGGTTCTTCTCTTTAGATACATTTATCACACCATATCCCTGTTCTACCAGATAATCAATCACTCCCTGCCATCCTTCTTTGGTCCAGAACTTACACCCAGCTGTAGAATTTGTAGCTATGGTGACATATTTACCATATGGATTGTTACCAATTTGGTAACTTATTCTTGGTTTAATCTCTTGATAATCAAGACCTAAGATGTTAGCTGCACACTTTTGGAGGTTTACAGTGTTTGGTAAAGCTGGTTCTCTATCTGCATCATAGAACCAACCAATCTTATACATTGCGTACACATCTGGAATTACATCTCCTGGATTTACAAACTCCAGTTCTGGATAGACGTCCTGGAATAGGAAGTTCTTGAATGTGCTCACTATTACATGGCAGTTGTGTTTCTTTTTAAACTCTAAACAATAAGGTATCCAAGCAATATTATCTCCCAGAGAGTTGCTCTCAAATGCTATGTACACTCTCCTTCCTTCTAGATTCAGAACGTTTTCATATATAAGATCGTTATTCTCCCACACTCTGGTTATCCATCTGGTAAAATAACTTCTGTTTAGTTTCACCCAGCAGTTTGGTCCTATCTCATTAGCATAATACAGAGCTCCTTTATCATCATAAAAACACACCTTGAACTTGTTTACACTTGTTCCTTTGATTTCCAGGAATGGATGTTCAACAAAGTTTTGGGAAATAGTTACATTGCTCTTTGGTTTCTGTCTTGTTATAGGCAAGGTCACTATATACTTATATAACTCATTGTGCCCCATAGCAAAATGATAGGACGTATTGTTGATGGGAACAGTGTAGTCACATATAATTGTATCCAGATCTGTATCAATTGGTTGCAGATATGGAGTGAACATATCCTCATACTGAGGAAGGTTTCTTGCTATAATTGGTAGCTGATGGGAGATTGCTTCTCTCAACACCAATGGATTACATTCCCATGTACTATTGAACATGAATACGTCAGCAGCCTCAAGGAATGTTTCTGTATCATTTCTTTCTCCCCACACTATCACATTCTTTGGAACATCTTTCATTAATGGTTCCCAGTAGTGCTGGAAGTTTGGTGCCTGGTTTCCAACAAAATGAAACATCATGTGTGGGTACTTACGAGCTATTTCTAATCCTTCACCCTGATTCTTACCTGGAGTCCATAGTCCTATATTAACAACATGTTTCTTATCACTACTAAACCCAAGCTTCTGTCTAGCAGCCTGTCTTGTTTCAAATGATACAGGATTGATTTCTATGGGAAACTCCAATACTTGTTTGTAGCTAGGCATGTTTGCAAATGTCTTCAGATGATGGGGGGTACAGAAGGCATATGCTTCTGGGTGGTACATCTTATGTTTGTCTGGTTCAAACCACACATTGTGACAAGTTTCTACAATTCTCCAAGTTCTGTTGTTGTCATATAACTTAGCAAGTAGATCCTGAGGTATATGATTGTAACTATCAAATCCTTCTACTATCTCATCTATATGCACTATATCAATATTATTGTTTTTAATAATATCGATGATCTCATGTTTGTTATCTGATAAGGTGTAAAAATTATTCACCAGTTCTCTTATCTGGTTCTTCTGCACTACATATGCTGGACCATAATCTGTATATTCTACAACAAATATCTCTACGTTGCTGTATTTCTTCAGCACCTGTATACGTTTTAACAGGAATCCAGGCATACCACCTGTAGATAGGTGGGGTGCAAGGAACAGCACTTTCATAGACTTTTTCACTGTCTTTTCCAGTTCATGTATCATTTCGTGCATTACATTGCTCTTTTTCTCACCATGGAAAGCAAACAGATATTCTTTCTTAGCTGGAATCTTAAACCAGCTAGATATCTCTCTAGCTACACCAGTGAAGCCTAACTCATTATATATCTTGTCAATAGTATCAAGTGTACCATTTACATAAACGTATGGAAGTCCTGTAAGTATTTTCTTTTTCCAAAGAAGTATATTTACAATGGTTTCCTCATGGAATGGTGCATAGTATTGAGGATTCTTCATCACCTCAGGATGCTTACACATCCAATACCACTCATCCAGAAACTTTATACAATTAGTATTGGCTACAAAGTATCCAGTTTGTCTGTATTTGGTTCTGACGTATTGGTCTACACCAAACAACTCACATGCTGGAGCTTCTAGTGTCATGGATAAATCGTTCTTATCTTTAGCCGCACCTCTACCATTTGCAAACAAATATTCATATATCCCCTCTGTGAAATATGGATAGTCTACATTCTTTGGATAGAGGGAGAATATATTGTCTATGTATGGAGTGACAACACTATCACTGTCTATATATGCTACAGTGCGAGCATATCCTAATGTATCTTTTACAATAGCTGGGCGTTCTATCAATAGTCTATAAATATCACCATCTAATCTATCAATATAGTCAGATTTACTATTTGCTGACACTCTAGAGAACCAGTATCTAGTGGTAGCCCCATCTATATCAGCATCAAAGTTGATAGTGTACACCACTACGGGAATTTTGCTGAACTTATTTATAGATGCTACACAAGCTTTTGCTGTCTCCAAATAGGAAGATGTTGTACACAGGACATACACCTTATCCACCATACTCTCTAACATGGAATAATATCCATAGTACTCGTTGGTGAATATAGGAGTGAGGAAAGGATATCTCTCCTTCATCACTTCTTTAGTTAAGTCTGGCTGAAGATGGGTTTCATATATATTCCCATATTCCTCCCCATCCTGCTCCATGGTGTATGGAATAGCCACCATACATTCCTTATTCCAATAGCGTATGTTCTTAATAAGCTCCTGGGCTTTGGTGGTTTCTATATGTTCCAGAACATCTCCTAAAATAATAAAGTCGTAGTCCTTATAATCAAAATCGGTGATATCACCAATATAGACATTGTCATATTTCTGTCTCAGCTGAAACTGATTTACATACGGTTCCCATATTTCTATGGCATCCATTCTATATCCCAGATCTCTAAGTAGGTTGGAATATGTTCCTATCCCTGGTCCAACATCAAGTATTCTCTTACTAGTGGGAACGTTCTCAATGAACCACTGCCTCACCTCATCTTTGAAAAAGTTATAACTGTTTGGCATATAGGCAAATGTAGAAAAAATATTTGGTAGTTTCAAATAAAATACATAGTTTTGTTACCTAAGGGTGTACCTTCTACTTAATGCTATATTATGCCCAACAAGGGCATTTAAGTGACTATAATTACATAACACATCATTTCTTTTCGGAGGGAATGGTGTGTTTTTTATTTCCCATATAATGAAGATAAGTAATATAATTAATGTCCTTCTAGCTCTGTTTGTATTGATTCTCCTGTATAAGGCTGAATGTGGCAAGCCTGTTGTTCCAGGTAAGGATATTGTTGTGGGCGGTAAGACGTACGAAGTGATTAAACAAGTGATTGATACTCAATACGTTACAGTAAAAGAAACCAAATACAAAAAAGGAGAAGACATCTATCATGACACTACTATTTATGTATCTGTGCCTGTGCTTGACACTGCACAGATGCAGGAGGCCCTATCGAAGTATTACGCAAAAAACATCTTCCAAGACACCCTAAAGGTGGGTAAGTTTGGACAAATATATATTAAGGATACAGTTCAATATAATAAACTAGCAGGTAGATCAATGTCTGCAGATTTGATGTTCCCCTCAATAACCAACACAACCTTCGTTAAGGAAAAACCAAAAGCACAATTATTCCTAGGTGCTAGAATGGATTACCTACAAGGGGGCTCAGTTCAAAACCCAAGCGTGGGACTGATGCTCAAAACCAAACGTGATAGGTTATATGGAATTTCTGCAGGTGTGTCTCCAAATGGCCAACCTGTTTATGGAGCTAGTTTTTATATTAAACTTTAAAATAAAATGGAAAAAAAGAACTCAATTGTGCCCTCCTTCAGCTTTGAACAGTTTGTAAAAGAACCAGTAAAAGCGTTTCTTCTCATCACCCTGGCTGCTATTGGTTATCTCTATGTAGACTCCAAAGTGCAATATGGTGAACTCATTGAAAAGCAAAGTGCTAAGATTGAAAAGTTGGAATTGAAGATTGATGAGCTCACGGCTCAGCTAAAGAAATCAGACAGCATTGCTGCTGCTACCACTTCTAAACTTATTCTCTTACAAGAACTTGGCAAAATAAAATGAAATACAATTACATTCTAACGGTTGCTTTTCTCTTCACCTCTTGCATGGCAAAGGTGGCTGAGAAAAAAGAAGAGGTTGTTATTAAAACATCGTACGATAGTATTATAATAGCTTCACATAAATTACACGACTCTATTCTTGTGTACATCCCAAAGGTGGATGAGAAGATAGAGAAGCTTGAGAAGGGTATAGTTCACAAGGTGGAAGATTTAGAAAAGGAAAATCAGTCTTTAAAGAAGGAAGCAATGGTTGTAAAAACTGTTGTTGTCAGAGACACCATTTACATCAAGGAGAAAACAAACTTCTGGGGTAAGAAAAAAATTAGCACAGACAGCACACAATCTATAGACTCAACAATTATAGAACATGATTAAGAACTTTTTGTGGAGCCTCTTTTCAGAGGACGGAAAAATTAGCAGTAAGCGTTTCTTTGGAGGAATGGCTGCTACATCTTTATGTGTCACCTTATTGGCTAACAGTTTTAGTCATGGTGATGTTAAACCTTCTGATGTTTTGGTTGAGGCAACAGCAGCATTTGCTGCTCTTTCCCTGGGAATATCTGCATGGCAAACCATAAAAACAAACAAAAATGAATCTGGAGAGGCTTAGAACCAAAATTCCAGCTAACATTCTGGAAGAAATACCGTCTGTAATGGAGAAGTTCAAGATTGACACTCCTCTCAGACTAGCTCATTTCCTGGCACAATGTGCTCATGAATCTGGTAACTTTAGTAAGTTTACAGAGAACCTGAACTATTCTGCAGACGGTTTGCTTAAAGTGTTTCCTAGATACTTCAGGAAAGCTGATGGAACTCCTGACAAAGCTTTGGCTGATGCATATGCACGTAATCCAGAAAAGATTGGATCTAGAGTGTATGGTGGACGCATGGGAAATGGTCCAGAAGCTACGAAAGAGGGGTTCAAATTTAGAGGCAGGGGTGCAATTCAGCTGACAGGCAAGGATAATTATAAAGCATTTGACCAGTTTGTACCTGAAGATTTGATAGCTAGCCCTGAACTGGTGGCATCAAAATATCCATTGCTCTCTGCAGCATGGTTCTGGAATAGTGTAAAGATAAATGCTATTGCAGATAAAGGAACTACAGATGCTGTAGTTACAGAAGTGACTAGAAAGGTGAATGGTGGAACTCACGGACTTGCTGATCGCATATCCAAGTTCAAACTGTTCATAGCTGAACTATCGTAAATTAAAACTCAACAATATGAAAAAGATTAGAGAAGCTGGTGTATTTGGTGTAATAGGGTTTCTTGTAGCAACCCTCTTTCAAATAGCCATTTGGAAAACAGATGAAGGTAGACAATGGATCTACAATGGTGGACAGTGGTTAGTGTTCGCACTTACACCTTTTTACTCCCTGGTTGGTGCAGCCATTATGGTTGGATATATAGGGATTAAGGATAAGTTTTCAGCTAAGGATGATCAAGGGAACAGAATCTATTCTGCTTTCTGGTTGGTAGCTATCTTGTTGGAAATCATTAGTTTACTAATTGCACTTGAAGCAGTGCTTGAGGCATAATGCTGGTTAAACTTGCCATAGCCTTCCTCTTTATTGGGATGAATCTCATCCTAGCATATCATGATGCTGAGCGCATCAAACTCCATTTAAGGATATATCACGGAATAAACACTCTGGTGTATGCATTGCTCCTAGCCCCTGTGTACATATATCTGAAAGATTGGTTCTTTATAATAGGACTGTTATGTTTAAGAAGAGTGGTATTTGATACATCCTTAAACATTATGAGAGGGTTGAGGTTTGATTACATATCATCCTCCACTGGATCTTTAATAGACAAACTCTCCTATAGGTTTCAGGCTAAATATGGATATTTTCCATATTATGGAATTTTTATAATCATCACCATACTATCAATTATATTGTAATGGCAAAATCAAAATCATCAGGAGAGTCCAGAAAGATATCTTTTGGTAAAAGAAAAAAGGGCAAAGCTACCAAGACCAAAGGTCCAAAAGACAAAGCTGTATCTAAATACAGAGGTCAAGGAAAATAATCAATTTGATTATACTAAATTTAATTAACTCTGTTAATCGAATTTATTATAGCTCATTGCTAATCAAATATTAATGTATAGATTTGTAAACTTATGGCTATAATACCTAAACAAATAGGCTGGAGCCAGGAGTCTAATCTCCTGTGGGAACTTCTTAGGAAGACTGATAGACTTATTGGTGTAACTTCTAATGTAAACACTAATGTCAACGTAGACAGTGCTATTACATTTGCTCCTTCCACATCACAGGATGCCTTTGGTAGGCTTAGAGTTTCAGAACCTCTTACAATGTTTGATTCTAGCCATAGGTTTGATGATAATGATCTTTGGTCTACAGCCACTGCTACAAGCGGTGCAGCTGTATTTAATGCTAATCAAGGACTTGTAGATCTAAATGTTACAGCTGCTTCTGGATCTTCTGTTACAAGAGAAACAATCAAGGTGTTTGCTTATCAACCAGGTAAATCACTCCTGGTGATGAACACATTTGTAATGAGTGCTCCTAAAGCAGGTCTTACACAACGTGTTGGATATTATGGAGTTGAAAATGGATTCTATCTGGAACAAGCAAATAGTGACATAGCTTTTGTGAAAAGAAGCTATGTAACAGGATCTGTTGTAAATACACCAGTTTTACAAGCTGATTGGAATGTAGATAAGCTTGATGGTAACGGTCCTTCAGGACTTACACTTGATCTCACCAAGGCTCAGATACTTTGGATGGATTTAGAGTGGTTGGGTGTAGGATCTGTACGTATAGGATTTGTAATAAACGGACAGTTTATTTTATGCCATACGTTCCAACATGCTAACATCATCACTAGCACATATATTACAAGTGCATCATTACCTCTGCGTTACGAGATATTCAACACAGCTGGTACATCTGGAGCTAGTACATTGAAACAAATTTGTTCTACAGTGATTTCTGAGGGTGGTTATGAACTTAGAGGTGCACAGTTGTCTGCTGGCACATCTATTGTTGCACCAAGAACCTTTGCTTTACCAGGAACCTACTACCCTATTGTATCAATAAGACTTAAATCTACAAGACTAGATGCTATTGCAATTGCAACAGCTGTTTCTATTTTAGGACTAGGTAATGGTAAAAATTACCAGTGGAGAGTGGTGAATGGTGGTGTTACAACCACTGGAGGATCATGGTTAACTGCAGCAGCTGATTCTTCCGTAGAATATAATATTACAGCCACTTCTGCATCAGGAGGAAGAGTGTTAGCTAGTGGATTTGTTAATTCATCTAACCAAGGATCTCCTTCAATTAATATTCTCAAGGAAGCTCTTTTTGCTAATCAGCTTGAAAGAAATGGGTTAACAGGCACACCTTACGAGATTGTAGTAGAAATGGCTGTAGCCACAACATCTGGTGGTGAGGGTGCATATGCTTCTATAGATTGGGAAGAAATCAGTAGATAATAAATTTAATATATCATGTCAGTACCAAATAGACAAATAGGATGGAGTAATGAGGCTAATCTGCTTTATCAAATATCTAAGCAATTGGATCAATTGATTAAGGTGACAGCAGCATTGTCTACCACTACCACCACAACAACAGCAGCTCCATAGAGCAAACATAAAACCAACAACATCTACATATATGAGGGACTTAAAATTTATCTGTGAAGAATGGAAAATTATTCCAGAATTTGATGGATATGAAGTTAGTAGTCTAGGTAATGTTAGAGGCATAAACAGACTTAGAAAAGGTAAAAATGGACTATGTTTGCTAAAAGGAAAAGATTTAAAACAATCTTTTAATAAAAAAGGATATCCTGAGGTAAGGTTTCGTAAAGAAGGTTGTCACACTAGACTAGTTCATAAACTTGTGGCTAGTGCCTTTCTGACAAAACCTGAAGGTTGTACCCAGATTAACCATATTAATGGTGTAAAAACAGATAATAGGTTAGAAAACTTGGAGTGGGTTACTCAATCAGAAAATCAACTACATGCCTATAAACTTGGTTTACAACCTAGTAGAGCTGGTGAAGGAAATGGTAGAGCAAAACTTAATGATGAAAAGGTTACTGCTTTAAAAGAATTATATAATTCAGGAAAAAGTATAAAAGAGATTTCTAAAATAACAAACATAAATTTATATACTGTAAGACAAATTATTTATGGACAAACTTGGAAATCAAACACTACCAAAGTAGTTAGAAGAGATGAAAGATTTAAACCAACTATATAATGAGTAAAGAACTAAAATTCGTGACCGCCCAGCCCGATGATAACTATTACATCTGGCAAGTGCACATGTGGCTAGAAAGTCTGAAAACGCTTGGACATTCTGACAAAGCTATTGTTCTTGTTTTCACTCCCAACTTCAGAGAAAGGAATCAGGAATGGAAAAAGGTTGCTGACCTCTATCCAGAAGCTGAGTTCTTTTATGTAAAGGATGAGGATGAGATTAGCCAGATGCTCAAGGTTTACATTCCTGTATTACGTCCTTATTCTCTGATGAAATACTTCCAGGCTAATCCAGATATGGTGAATAAGGCAGTGTTTTATTGTGATAGTGATGTGGTGTTTACAGAGAACTTCAATGTAGATGCTTATCTGGAAGATGATGTATGCTATCTATCAGATACAAACAGTTATATAAGTGCCTCATATTTTGACAGCAAGGTGAAGGATGTACTTCCTGACAAGCTGAAAGAATATAAAACCAGGGATGTGCTGGCAGAAGTGACCAGCATGATTGGTATAACAAGAGAGATTTGTGAGCGCAATGAGGAAAATTCAGGCGGTGCACAGTATCTCCTGAAAAATATAGGTGCAAGTTTCTGGGAAAAGGTGTTGGGTGATTGCTTAATCATCAGAACCTATCTCAGAAATATAAATAAAGATTACTTCGAGAACGAGAGTAAAGGATATCAATCTTGGTGTGCGGACATGTGGGCTGTTCTCTGGAACCTCTGGTTGAGGGAACAAGAGACAAAGGTGATTCCAGAACTGGAATTTGCATGGAGCTCAGATCATATATCCAGACTTGAGAGAGTGGGCATCCTGCACAATGCAGGAATTGTAGGAGATAGTCAGGGTGACATTCCTACATTCTACAAGGGTAAATACCACACAGGGGATAATCCTTTTAAAGACCCACACATCTACGAGGTGCTTGATAGTGAGAAGAGTAGGACACTCTGCAACCACTACTACTTAAAACAATTATTCAACATTAAAAACAAATACAATTTAGATTATGGCCACAATTAACAAACGCCCTCTCAAAGCTTATGTACGCTTTGATGGTTCTGGGAGAGTAGTTCCCAGCAGCCTGATCCTCAGAAGGAAGAAGCCTAAGGTGGGAAATTGGACAGAGATTCCAGCATATGAGTGCTGCAATGAAACCACTACCACCACTACTAGCACTAGCACTAGCACTAGCACAACAACTACCACTACCACAGCAGGTCCACTATAAAATCTGACAAATCGTGAGTAATAAAAGGGATTTAAAAGCGTACGTTAGGTATGATGTTTTAAAAAGAGCCGTCCCTGGAAGTAATATTTTTAGCAAATATATACCAAAGATTGGTGACTGGGAAGAGATACCAGCATACAAGTGTTGTACTACTAACACCACCACTGCTGCGCCTATTCCTTTTATAAGTGTATGGAGAACTACATCTCCTGATGAATCTGTCACCCTTCCATATAATTTGGGTGGTGTATATGTTGGAACTATTGATTGGGGTGATGGAACTGTTACAGCAAATTCATATGCTAACAGAACACACACGTATGCTGTCCCTGGTGACTACACCATCACTATATCAGGAACCACTAGAGGGTGGTCTTTTGATGTTCATGGAGGAGACCCAACCAAGATGATAAGTGTATCTCAATGGGGTAATAGATTCAGATTAGGTAATGACGGTGGTTATTTTAGTGGATGTTCAAATTTAGATTTAAGTGGTGTCACCGATATACTAGACCTAACTGCTGCTAGTAATTTATCTTTTATGTTTTTTGGTTGTTCATCATTAACAACAGTGAACAGGATAAATGAGTGGAATGTTAGTAATGTCACTAATATGGAGGGTGTCTTTTATGATGCTACTCAGTTCAATCAGAATATAAGTGGGTGGAACACTTCTAGTGTCACCAATATGACATCTATGTTCCGAAATGCTTCATTGTTTAATCAAAACATTGGTGGATGGGATACATCTAGTGTCACAACCATGGAATCAATGTTTTTGGATGCAAGCAGTTTTAATCAAGATGTAAGTGGTTGGGACACATCAAGTGTGTTAAACATGAGACAAATGTTTGACAATTCAATCTTCAATCAACCGATAGGAATTTGGGATGTCAGTAATGTCACCAACATGAGTTTGATGTTCAACAGTACACCCTTCAACCAAAGTATTGGTGTATGGAACACTGTTGATGTTACAAACATGTCTGGCATGTTTAGTAATACACCTTTTAATCAGAATATAAGTGGATGGGATGTTAGCAATGTCTTTAATATGGGACAAATGTTTCAAAACGCAACAGCATTCAATCAAGATTTAAGTGGATGGTGTGTAACAAACATTCCTTCAACACCTACAGATTTTGCTACAGGTGCAACAGCGTGGGTGTTACCTAAACCAGTGTGGGGAACATGTCCTCCATAATAATTAAAACAAAAAGCAGTGGCAAATAAAACAGATTTAAAAGCCTATTTGAAATATGATGGATCTGGCAAGATGATTCCTGGTAGTCTCATCTTGAGTAGATCTAAACCTAAAGTGGGTGATTGGTCAGAAATTGATGCCTATAAATGTTGCAATGGACCAGCACCAACAATTTGCTCTAATTTCTGGATTAATCAAACAGTTAATTCAGAAAGTGCAGATACTCTTTATGCTTTAGGATCTGCAATAGACTCCAATTGTAATTCATTCATGTTGATGGTTGACTATTGGCTAAGTCCAAACAATCCCAACCAAAACTCTTATGTAAACTCTTTATTACAAAAGTTTAACGATGCTGGTGAGTTAGTTTGGAGTAGAACGTTTGATTTTGCAGAGAACGGTACAAGTCTATATATAGAAACTGAAACTATTGCTATAGATAAAGAGGATAATCCAATTTGTTTTTTTACTGTTTATGGTGGAGAACTTGATATTCTTACTACAACTGCTATTACAAAATTTGATAACGATGGCAATGAGTTGTGGTCTATTGTTTTAGATAGATCTGTTTATAGTGCTAATATAGAATATGTTGAAAGTGTAGCATTTGATGCAGCTAATAACATGTATGTTTCTTTTCTTATTCAACCTCTTGGTGGTATTGGTAATAATATTGTAATTGTTAGAAAAATTAGTCCAGCAGGCGTAGTGTTAGCATCAAAAACTGTAACATTTATCGATAATGTTTTTAGCCCTTTAATAAATGTAAATTCTGCTGGGGAGGTATATTTAGTTTGTACCACTCCAGATACTGATAAAAGTTATATTGTAAAATTAGACTCCTCATTAATTGAGATTTGGAATAAAAGTTTTTCAGCAGGTAATCTTTCAGGTGCATATGGTATTGCGTTTGATAAAGATGAGAATATAGTGCTTCAAATAGGAAATGGGGCCAACCAATCATATTATTCTAACCCTTTATATGGAGCATACATAAAGATGTCTCCCGAAGGAAATGTTATTTGGACTACTAAAATAAGCAACATCAATACTATATATGGTAATGAGTATGTTCTAGGAACCTTTCAACTTAATTCTGATGGTGATGGAAATATTTATATATCCTCATATCTTCCAAATACACCAATTCCAGGATACACTTTAACTTATAGTAGTTCTCCGTTAATAATAGCTAAGCTATTATCAAATGGATCTTTTGAATGGGCGTATATAATAGAAAGTCCTAATGATATAGCTGGTTATTTTTGGGGAAGCCCTATAGTGGGAAATTTGGTGAACAACTCTCTTGTTCTTGCATTCTATGATAACACTGATCCGTATAATGCTCAGCTTTTCAAACTCCCATTAACTCCTGTGGCTGATGGTGTATACGGTAGTTACAAATTTACAGACATCACTAACTTGTGGACAACATCAAGTCCCACACCTACATTTATTGATAGTGTAGCAAATTATTATGATGTACCCACAACTGTAATACCAATAACCTATCTAACATTTGAAGGAACCTACACAACAATAAACACACCATTATGAGTAATAGAAGAGACCTTAAATCTTATATTAGATATGACGGATCTGGTAGAGTGATTCCAGGAAGTAATATTCTTAATAGGTTTAAGCCAGGTGTAGGCAATTGGAAAGAAATTAATACTTACGAATGTTGCAACCCCTTACCTCTACCCTCAAACTGTATTGAGTTTGTTGTAGACACTACAGAGGGTACATTCTTTGGTTTTAGTTTTACCACTACAGGACCTATCAACTTCACTGTTGATTGGGGTGATGGTACTACACATGTAGACGCAGGATTTGGTGGATATGATTATGAAGAACATACTTTTCCAGAGTCTGATACCCAGTACACTGTTAGAGTGTGCTTTGATGATATAAATAGTGTTATTGAATTTACCTCTTCACCTGATTAAACTTAAAACATGGCACAAATAGTATCAATAACAGGCTTACAGAATCTTGTAAACCTACAAAGAATTTATATAGATTGGAATAGTTTTCAATCTGTTAATTTGTCCAATCTTCCTAATCTAGTAGAGGTTGACATTAGTGACTGTGATATTCCTGGAACTAACACTAGCAGTTTAACATCTGTTAACTTTTCAGGATCTACAGCCATTCAGCAACTTCGTCTTGATGATAGCAACTTCTCTGGAGGAGTTCCTAATTTATCAGCGCTCACTGCTCTTGAAACATTAGACTTAGACCAATGTGATATTTCTGGTGTATTAGATCTTTCTGGACTTACATCTTTGATTAATTTAGACGTGTCTGGAAATCTAGCAATGACATCAGTGGTAATAGCTGATTCACAACCTATTACAGACTTTAATGGAATTGAGTGTGCTTTAACAGAAACAGCTGTAGATGACATTCTTGTTGTATTAAGCAACAATGGTCAGGCAGGTGGAAATGTTGATCTTTCTGAGGGAACAAGCGCTCCTCCAAGTGCTACAGGACTAGCTGCAAAAGCTGTTCTTGAGGGCAATGGATGGGTAGTGAATGTAAATTAATAAACTAACAAAATGGCAAAATCATTATTTCCTTCAGAGATGTTGAACAGTGGAGCTGGTGAAATGACGCTTGAAGGCATTGCTGGAAAGCTCACCTACTTCCATGAGCAATTGCATCTATTACATTGGAACACAACTAGTTATGCAGAACACCAAGCTCTTGGAGGATTGTATGATTATGTACATGACTTTAAAGATGGGGTAGTTGAGAAGCTTATGGGCTATACAGGTAAACGTCCTGCACCTTATAAAATAGAACCTCTAATAAACTGTACAGGAAATGAATGTGTGGCAAATCTTTTATCTTTTGCATCTAGTTTAAAAAGCTATGCAGAGAGTAATGGCTATCACGACATATCAAACCTCGCTGATTCTCTCTCTGGAGAAGCTGCAAAAACCAAATATCTATTAACTCTTAGTTAATGCAATTACACAGAAAGTTCTTTCCTCCTGTAATGCAGGATAACGAACTAGCATATTTCTCTCATCTACAGGGTGTAATAGACTCTGTAGATGAGCTTTCAATATTGGAAGTGACAAAGCACCCTAATGCATACCATTTTAGGCTTGCTCCCTCCCTTCCAAAATACAACCAATTATTGCTGGAAGAAATATTAAAACTCCATAACCTATTACAAATTAAATTGAATTTGTCAAAGAGCATAAAAAGCTCAGCAACAATTGTTTTTGAAATAGAAATATGAAAAACCTAATACTTATTGTATTATTAATTGCTTTACCGTTTTCCTGTCAAAAGGAACCTAGTAGAGTTATTTATCCTCCAGAAATTTGTAACTTTGGAGAATTGGATAATGCTGTATATCCCAGAGAGGAGTTTGAACTTGCCAGATCTGGATCTGTACGTATAAAAGATTCAGATAGAGATGGGGTGGCTGATAATATAGATAACTGTCCCAGAAAAGCCAATGCTGACCAAAAGGACAGTGATGGAGATGGTATAGGAGATGTCTGTGACAGCTCTCCTTTCTCTGTACCAGTGACAACACAGGGTGTAATTCTTCTAGATTTTGATGGGTATTATTTAAATAGTCCATCCTGGAACAATGGTATTCCTATTCAGTGTCAGCCTAGTGGTCTCTATCCAGCAGATGTACAAACAATATTAGATAGTGTATCCAAAGACTACAATAGATTCAATCTTATTGTCACTACAGATGAGAACGTATACAATGCTGCCAATAGATATAAAAGAATGAGGATCGTTGTTACAACATCGAGTGAGATATATCCAGGGGTGGCAGGTATAGCATATAGAGGAAGTATGTTCTGGGGAAGCGAAACTCCAGGATTTGTATTCTCCAACACCATGTCATTTAATCCATTGAGAATCAGAGTGACTGTTTCCCATGAATCTGGACATACAATAGGCTTACAACATCAGGCCCAATATGACGCAAACTGCAATCTACTATATACATATAAACCATGTGACTACCTATCTGGACCTATAATGGGATCTATAGGAGGTAATTGTCTTCCTCTCTGGTGGGTGGGACCAACTCCTACAGCATGTACAGATATACAGAATGACAGTGCTATAATTAAGGCTAATGTAGGGGTAAAATAAATTTGGTGAATTCATAAAAATTACATACATTCGCTCCTAAAACCAAAAATTTAGTATATGGAAATTGTAAAAGACGAACAAACACAGCAACCCAGCTATGACCCAAACAAGAAGTATACATGGTCACAGGATGATCTATTTGTCGTATCTGGAGGTGAATTTGGTGTATTATTAAACGCTCTTCGTGCTGTCCTAAACACTCCAGAATCCCAGAGAATCCTTCTAGCTGACAAGGCTAATCAAATTGTTGAACAAGCCCTGGCTAGAGCTGTAGAAAATGGTGTTGTTAAGGAAGTTCCTGAAGAAGATAAAAGCTCATTATAATGGCAAAGGAAATGATCAAACGCAAAGATGGAAGTGTTTCTCAGAGAGGTCTCTGGGATAACTTGAGAAGCAAAGCTGCTAAAAATAAAGCAACTGGTGCTAAACCTAAGGCTCCTAGTAAAGCCATGTTATCTCAGGAGAAAAAGATCAAAGCTAAAGGAAAATGATATTAGCTATTAGTAGTGAAAGTAAACAAAAATACTTCTCTGAGAAACAAAAAGGAGGAGTTATTTACAAAATTACTAATGGGATAGATGGTAAGTTTTATATAGGGAGTACAAACAATTTAATAAAAAGGTATTACACCCATGTAAATCATATAAGAACTGGTAAGAATAGTTGTGTAAAACTAATCAGAGCAGTTAATAAACATGGAGAGAACCACTTTAAGTTTGAGATTGTTTGTGAATGTCCTACTGAAGAGATTCTTAAAACAGAACAAGAATATATTGACAATCTAAAGCCACACTATAATGTAGCTAAGATTGCTGGTAGTAATCTTGGGATAAAGAGAACTGAAGAAACAAAGCTTAAAAAGTCAGCTTCTCAGAAGGAAAACTGGAAAGATGAAACCTATAGGACTAAACACCTAGAGAACTTATCAAAGAACTGGAAGGCTGGGGCTAATCATAGAATGGCTAAGCTTACAGAAGAACAGGTCATTGAGATTAAGAAACAACTAGCAACTGGTCTTCTTCCTAAACAGGTTGCAGATAGTTTAAAAGTAAGTTATCACTCTGTAAAAGATATCCACAGAGGAAAAACTTGGAAACATATTAAAATTTAAAACCAACAAACATGAGACATGTAGTAAAAGCATGGGAAAAGTTACCTTTAAACCATGCAGAAAAAGAAAGGAAGTTTTTTATTGAAATTGACAATGCAGAAGATGTAAAAGGTGTTGCTCCAGTAGTTAAATTTACTATTCAGAGTGACCCTATTAGTGAAGTGGGAGTAAATGGATGTCAAGCTGTAGACATGTTAGAATATGTAAAATGTCTATTTGAAAGTCTTAACGAAGCTTTTCCTTGTAGAGAGAATGCTCTTACAATTACTAAGATTGAAGAAGCAATTCATTGGCAGGAAGCTAGGACTAAAAATAGAATTCTTCGTAATGTTGAAGGTAAAAATGAGGCATAAATGAAACGTGCTAACAAAGGCTCAGGTAAGAAACCTACAGCTCAAATGCTCAAGCAAGAGCGTAAAATTAAGGCTGCTTCCAAGAAGAAATGAAATTCTGTGGCATCCATATAATAGAATTAGATAAAGACGGATTATGTTCAATTTGTTTGATAGAATCACAGAAGTAATGGCAACAATCAAGAAATACTTGACAACTGCTCCCAGGATGCGTAATGTTACACCTGTTCCTAATGGTCCATTGGTTAAGAAATCAGGTCCTGAGAAAGGATCTACACTTAAATCTGGTGGTAAGGTAAAGGTGAAAGCTGGTGGTGAAGACCACGTAGTTTATAAAGCTTCCAAAAAGAGTAGTAAAGCTAACAAAGGAGACATAGTTGTAAACCATCCTACCAAAGACAAGGGTAAATGGGACACCATCAACCTTACAAAGAAGGCTAAATCTAAAACCGTAAAAGAGGGTGTAGCTGCTACAAAGAAATGGCACAAAGACAATCCTGATTATAAATACAAAAAGTCTAAATAATGGCAAAAGCAAGCAAAGCTAAAAACATCTCAGCAGGTGTTGGTGGCAAAGGAAAGAAAGCTCCTATGGTAGATCCTAAAGGTGCTTGGACTAAGGTTCAGCAAAGAACTATTGGTAGCAAGAGTAAAAAGAAATAACCATGGCAGAGAAGTGGATACAGAAGGCTACAGCCTCTATTAAGCGTAGAGGAACAGAAGGTAAATGCACTCCTATCACCAAACCTGGATGCACTGGTAGAGCTAAAGCTCTTGCCAAAACCTTCAAGAAAATGGCTAAAGCTCGTAAGGGTAAATGATAATATTTGAACCATCAAACCGTGTGGAAGTTAGTACACCAAAAGGTGATGGTATTATCTGGCTAGTTACAGATTATGGTCATGAAACTAACACAATATATACAGTGATTATAAATGACACTGGTGAAATGTGGCAGCTTAGACATAAAGATATCATTGTAAAGAACAATATAACATTTGGTAGAAATGGCAACGGTTAAAAAGGTAATGAAATCTGGTGGTAAAACACCAGCTTGGCAAAGATCAGAAGGCAAGAACCCTGAAGGGGGCTTGAATGCTAAAGGTGTAGCAAGCTATAGAGCTGCTAATCCAGGATCTAAACTTAAAACTGCTGTCACCACCAAACCTTCTAAGTTAAAGAAAGGTAGCAAAGCTGCTAAAAGGCGTAAATCATTTTGTGCTAGGATGTCTGGAATGAAGAAAAGATTAACATCTGCCAAAACTGCCAACGATCCAAATAGCAGGATTAATAAAAGTTTGAGGAAGTGGAACTGTTGAGTGTAAAAAGAGACTGGGGTAGAGTTCCAAAAGCTCCTGATGAAGCAGGTAGATATAAATGTAGCAAGTGTAAAGAATGGAAAGATCCTTCTGAGTTTAATAAGAATACTAAGCAGAAGACTGGATTAAGTTATGCTTGTAGAGAATGTATGAGAGTGGCTACCAGAAAATGGAATCTACCTGCAAAATATAACATCACATCAGAGAGATTTGACGAGATGTTAAAAGAACAAGATTACAAATGTGCATGTTGTGGGGTAAAACTTGATGAAACAGGCAAACAACATAATAGAGCACATATAGATCACAATCACATTACTGGAGAGGTTAGGGAAATTCTCTGTGGAAATTGTAACCTAGCTGCTGGTAAGGTAAAAGATAGTTCAGAAATAGCTAGAAAACTAGCTGATTATTTAAAAAAATGGAATTGTTGATATGAAAAAGACTATTAAGAAAGTAAGAAAGTATGGTGAAGGTGGTGATGTTCCCTGCCCTCCAGGTGGTGGTGGAAAATGCAGACCCATGGGTGGCATACGTTTAGGGGGTTATAAGAGTGAATCTTATAAACCAGGTAAGGTTCCTAGAATGAGTAAAAAGGAAGAAGCTGAAGCAGAGAAAACCTATAGGGTGGAACAGAGACTCAAAACTTCTGGTAAAAGAACAGAACCACATTCAACAGCTCCTGGTGTAAGAGATATGAAAAAAGGCACTCAAGACTTCTTTGGTCGTGATAGGCGTGAAACTGAGGCCAAACATGGCAAGAAGGTGATGAAGAAAGCTAAGATGGGTAAGAAGGTGGTTAAAAAATCTAAAAAGAAATAATCATGCCAACTGTTAAAAAAATTAAGAAAGCTCAAGACGGTACAGTTAAACCCACTTATAAGAATCTAAGAATGGGCGTAGCTAATAAAAGAATAGCTGAAGGAAACTATCCTAAAGATGGTTATGGTGCTTCTAAAGAGGATAGTGCAGCATATAGATTTGGATTTAGCAGAGGTTTGAAAGGAGAAAAAGAATATCCTGGTGAAGGACCTCTTCAAAAAATGGGAAGATGGGAAGGACAAAATGTTAATAAAAAGAAAAAAACTATGAAAAGTGGTGGTAAATTAAAAGCTGTAAATTCTTCTAAGAACCCTGGACTTGCTAAACTTCCTAAGCCTGTTAGAAACAAGATGGGTTATCAGAAAGATGGTGGTAAATCATTCCCTGATTTGACAGGTGATGGTAAAGTGACTAAAGCTGACATTCTTAAAGGACGTGGTGTTATTAAGAATGGTGGCAAAATGAAAGCCAAGGGTGGAATGAAAATAGGTAAATGTAAATACGGTTGTAAATAATGAAATCAGGTAAACCTAAGAAGGCTCCTAAGGTGCACAACCCTAGGCCCAAAGACAATTATATGAAAGAAGCTGATACAAAGCTTAGGCTAAAGAGTCCTCAATGGCCCATGAAACAGAAGCGTCTTTCCAAATAAAAAAGAAGCCCTCAATTAGAGGGCTTTTTTATTCCCCAGAAATATAGATCTTTTGAGGATGTGTTCACTTTAAATTCGTATTCTGAAAATATATCATCTACATTAATAGCATCTCTTACATCCTTCTCTGTTAGATTCTTATAATAATCTGCCCAATCATCTTTTAAAAGAGGAGCACTCCCTCTGTCATGGGTTCTTGTTCCATGTTCTGGTCTACCTGTTGTAGCACATGTAAACAGAAACATTCCTCCAGGGCGTAACATTCTCACTATATTCATTAATGTTTTTCCATAGAACATGTCATGTTCAAAACACTCTGTTGATATAATTGTATCAAAAGATTGATCAGGAGCATCAAACTCATGACCTTTAGAAACCACATTTACATTTGGTCCCTCATCTATATCTATTCCAGTGTAGGATGATTCAGAGAATAACCACTTGTTATTACCGTTTACATCGAGCGATCCTACATCCAGCACCTTTACATTGTTGAAACTAGAGGGATGTTTTTCTGATACGTATTTACAAAAATCTTTTTGTTCTTGATGTGCCATGGTAGTTAATTATGAACGAATAACACTTTATTTATTTTTACTATTCGTTGTTCTGGAAACTTTTGTTTAAAATGCTCTACAAACCAACCGTCAGCAGCAAAATCTGTTCCCAGTTTGATTTGTTGAGCTAGATCTCTGTGTGTAGCAAATGCACCCATATCAATCTGTCCTCCTGCTGGTACACATTTAAAATATGTATATCCATAATGAGAATGCACCATATCCCAATACACCATTCCCACCTTCACCTCACATAGAGGTCTGATTTCTGCTACAAAATTAGGAGTGTAATAGTTGTCATCACCAGTCATGATGATGTATTCAGCTGTGCTCATTTGCTTACCGATCTCCCTGGGTGTATGTCCCCAATCATTATATCTCTTATCTGTAACTGTATGTCTTATTCTGGGATCGTTAAATCTATTGATAATTCCCAATATTTCATCTAGATGGTCTGTACCATCAATAATAACATTAGCTCCCCAGTGCCCATCGGTTTGGGCAACTAGGGATGCTAACATGCATGCAAGAGGAGCAGGTCTATGATAAGTTGGAATTATAAACTCTACTAACATATTCTTTGAATAGTTTTACGTAATCTTGTTGCCACCTTGGTTTTAATTGCACTTCTCCTGTAGGAATCTTTCCTTTAGATCTGAGAAGTTCTACATGAGCAGAGTGTCTTTGTATAACATTTGGTCTTGTTTCATTATCTGTACCCATACCACTCATATGGTAACCACGTCCTCCCCACATATAAAACCAGCTAGCCTCATCATTAGGTGGACTAGCAAACAGTCTTCCACCATTATTGTACATTCTTTCTACAAAGGTCATATCATATCCAGCATTCTCAATTGGATGACCACCAATAGCTTCCCAAGCAGATTTTCTGAACACTATCCCTGAGTTACCTATCCATGTAATACCTGTAATATTAGGATGGTTATAGAACACACCAGGATTCCAATGTAGTATATTTACATCATCTGTAAAATACTTGGCTACATTCTTTAAATGCCAAGGCATAGCTACATCATCATCATCCCACTGACATATAATTTCTCCTTTACACTGAACTGTGGCAAAGTTTTCCTTATCTCCAATAGTAGGAAAGGTTTCATCTAGGTTGAATATTCTCACCTGAGGATGATCAAATATGAGCTTTTGCATGGGGTAGTCATTGACTATCACCAGCTCACACTTATCAGCTGGATAGTCCTGTAACAGGAAAGAGTTCAAGGATTCCTCCAAGAACTCCACCCTGCCATAGGTAATCATTTTACATGATATAAATGGATATTCCATTATCCAATGCTTGTAAGTTCGAAGAAACGTTGTGCATCTTCTGGTTCCAGATAAATCTCAGATTGAAATGTGTTCTTCTGACGCTTCATTCCTTTCACCTTGTTGGTTCTAGGATCTACATCTGGAACTTCTTGAGCTCTCTCATGTAAATCATCTAGAAGGATAAGCACTCTACCATCTTCAATAGTGAGAGATCTAACAACCTTCTCCATATTAAAGCTGTCCCTGAACTCATTGTACACAGGATTCTCTGGTGTGCCCGATTTTAATTCTTTTCTTGTGTAGAAAAACTGATTCTTCATTGTATTTCGTATTTGATTTTTAATTTATCACGCCTTCTGTTAATTTCTGGATATTTGTACATATCTCTTTCAACATTATCGTGCTCTTCCAATGTCAAAAGTATGATATTTTCTTCATCCAGAGCTGCCTGAGGATATTTTTCTTTTGGAAGAATATGATGAAAGAACACTGTCAGAGGCTCTTTACCCAAATAATCCATGCTCACCTGTGAATAATGTAGCCTTTTTCTCCAAATTTGTAAGAAAAACTCCTGCATTTCGGAAATTTGTCGAATTACCTCTTCAGATTTGTCAAGTTTTTTGCTCAATAAACTTGACTTTTTAGCCATTTGTTTTCTAGGTTTGTGCTTAAAACAATAATCTCCCTCACAATTGTGACTACAAGTTTTACATTTATTCATTTCACCTTGTTGTAAGTTTTGAATTTAGATTTAGTGTTGTACATGTCAATTAAGAAGTTAATCTTCTCCTTCCACTCACTCACTTGTTTCTTCTTTCTCTTGTCCAGTTTCTCTCCCTGCTCAAATAAACTCTCTATTTCTTCATGTAGTTCAGGTAGGCTGAGATATTGTTTATTGAATAAATTGAGTTCATCTTCCTCAATGTCAAGGATAATTTTACTCTTCATCGTTTAATCTATATTGTTTTTCCATTAAGAATAATAATAGATATTCATCCTGCATATGCCCTGTCTGATAGTCAGATGGTATGTAATACCACAAAATGGCTTCTAGCCAATCATCAGGAATATCTTTAAGTAGGACATATTCCTGGATGACATTATTCCATCTGTAATAATACTGCCTAATCAGAGAGAACGGATGGTCCTCCATGAACATGTAGAAATGTGTAATGGTGTCTGGTTCTCCTCTATATCCATAATGGACATAATCTAGACCACCATCTATCATAGCATTACCACACTTGCAATATTTGAAATCATGCCTGTAATAGCTCTGTATATTGTCTCCACAGAGATTGCAATGAATTGAGTTGTAGAACAGATGTTTCATTTTAATCCAGTTGAGCCAAACCCACCTTCTCCTCTTTCTGAGTCAGAGAGCTCGTCCACTTCTTCAAATTGCACATTCAGGTTCTTCTCAAAATAGATTTGAGCAACCCTCTCTCCCACCTCATAAGGAAATGGATAGGTCCAGGCGTTATCAGTGATGTTAGTAAATACAGCCATCCATTCACCCCTATAGTCACTATCGATTATACCTATAGAATTGCCAAGCATCCAATACTGCTTTGACAAATTACTTCTGGGTACAATTATTCCATGATAGCCCTTAGGGATTTCTGTGGCAAACCCAAGCTTAACTGTACGCTTGCGTGGATTCTTTTCATCATATACAATCTCACTAGCGTATACATCATAGCACGCAGCATGCAAGCTACCCTTTACAGGTAGCTTTGCATTGGTGCGCATCTTTTTAAATTTCACTTTCAACATGTTCTTCTACGGGGATTTCAGTGTTCTTAATCTTGTTAACTATCTCAGTTTTGATGGTATTGAAGAATTCAGGATTGTCCATCAACATACTCTTGAACTGCTCAATGTCATACTTCTCTTCATTGAATGTAATGGTCTTGCCCCACTTCTTAATAAGGGCATACTCATTACCCATTTCCATAATCTCAGCTAGCTTATCAATACCCTGACCAAACACAATCTCAAATGATGACATCTTGTAGGGAGGGCTCATCTTGTTCTTAGTAGCCTTCACCTTGGTGATGTTACCATAGTTGATATCACCATCCTTAGCCAGACTCTTGCTCACCTCTATACGAACATCAGAATAAAACTTCAGTGCATGTCCTCCCTGCGTAGTGGTAGGATTACCGAACATAACACCAATCTTCTCACGATACTGACTGATAATTATAACACAAGTGTTGTTAGCAGCAGCTGCAGATTTCATCTTTGGATAGGCACCTGAATTCAATCTAGCCTTCTTACCAATAGCACTATCTCCAACTTCACCATCCAACACAGCTTTAGGAATCAAACTAGAGTCTGAATCGATAATCACCAGATCAACATCACCAGTGTTAATCATATCCATAGCAATATTAAAACCTTCCTCACCACAGCTTGGCTGAGCAATTAACATCTTTGCTGTATCTACGCCTAGAGCTTGAAAATATTTCTTATCAACAGCATGTTCGCCATCTATGTATAATACAACACCACCCTTCTTCTGACACTCTGCTACAGCATGACCACAAATTGTGGACTTACCTGAGCCTTCCCAGCCCATGAGCTCATACATTTTCCCTTTTACAAATCCACCTGTACCTAATGTTTTCCAATCAAAACCAATAGATCCTGTGCTGATGACATCATATTCACCACCTGTTTTACTGTCAAGTGTAAGCACTGTACCTACACCATAAGCTTTGTTTAATTTGTCTAATGCTTCCTGAAACTTGTTGTTTGTTGCCTCCTTACTTGCTTTTGCCATAATTTATTGTTTTACCAAATATACAAAAATTAATTGAAATAAAAAAGAGCCCCAGGATGGAAATCCTAGGGCGTAAATCGAAAAACTAAAGCTATGCTATCTCGCAAGCACCACCTGCAACTTTTTTACACATCTGTATAAAGTACTGATTGTCAAATTTGTTTTTCATAATATTTACATCTTTATGAACCCACTGAATATTATCAAGAATATATCCCTTAGATGAATCTATTCTATCCAGAGAAGCTGTATAAGATTTATCTTTACTTGCTCTTGGAAAAGTCAATTCTATACCAGATAGTGCACATTTTCTATTTTGTTTAAGAAATAAATTCCAAACATCTTCAATAGTTAAATTTAATTCTACAGAAGTTCTTCGTCCTTTATCTCCATTAGCACTTCTAACTATATGATTGTACCAAAAGTCTCCAGATATTTCCCCTACACCTTTCCATTGATGATGTGTTTTACCAATGGGTTTGTCACATCCACAAGATTTAGTATTGCCTTGTATTAAGTGTGTTCCTAAAACGTTAGTTTCTTTACCACAGTCACATAAACATGTATATCTAATATGACCGTTTCTTGATTTAGAATGTACACTTAATACAAGGAGTTTACCAAATTTTTGAGTTCTTAAGTCTTTTTTCATATCTCGCAATTTATTCCGCAAAGATATGGTAAAATTGTGAAACTACCAAATTTATTTTTATTCAATACTGCAACTTCCGCCTGCACAAGCAGCAACTTGGCCAAAATCTACTGTATCATCTAGCTCCATCACCTTAGTGAGATCGATAGATTTAAGTGTAGCTATTCTGGATTCATATTGTTCTTTTGTAATGTCCTCAAAGGGAGCTTGTTGATAAGTTCCTCCCCAATAGGGCAATACAGATAGGCCATTATAATGTTCTCTATTATCCCACATCCAAGTTCCTACATTCTGCCATTCATCTTCTTTGATGTTGATTGTAGCACTTACGTTGTGTGTATTATCTCCAGATATATGTCCTGGTTTAACCCATTCTGTAGAAAACTTCTTAACACGCTCAAGCGTATCAATAGCTGTCTCTGTTCTGAATATAGATCCTTCAGGAGCTTTTACTGGAATACGTACACACACGGTATCTGTTGGACGAAGAACATCATCTTCACACAGCTCTGGGTGATTAACCATCAGATAGCTAGCGATGTCTTCATTCTTATTAAACCTCATTGTACGCAGATAATAGTCATTATGCCATGCATGTATACCTGAAGCTGTTCCTAACACCAGACTAGTAGTACCTGAAGGTTTAATGCAGGTGATACGAGCTGCCTCATTGGTTCCCAGCACATTACTAATCATGCTGTTCATCACCTTGGCTACATGTGCTGCTACATCCAGATCATATTTAAGAATCTCACCACTTCCTATACCTGTCATACCTATTCCCAACAGGGCATCCTTTTGTGTGGTTTTCTGCCAAATAGGTCTCAGATAATGGAAATCTGTAAATCCAGCCTGAAGTGTACCAAAGAATGCTGCTGTAGCCACACGCTCATTCAGGTCTTCTTGACTAACTACATCACTTACATTCACCTCACACAGGTTACAGAATTGATAGGGCCTAAGACCTATTTCACAACATGGATTAGTTCCCCAATCTTTATTGTTGGTCCAATAGATACCAGGCTCACCAGAACCAGATGCCTCTATACGCTTCCATAGATTAAAGAATTCTTCCTCTCCAACCTTTCCTCTTTCAAGTACAGCAGAGTTATTAGCCCTACCACGCTGCTCATTAAGCAGATACCATTCACCATACTTACATGTAATCATCTCCTCATCATCATGGCTAAACAGGGCAATCATGGCAGATCTACGGATACCACCAGCCAATACACTGTTTGCAATGTGACAAAGAATATCATGACACTCTAATGGTGAAAGTTTCTCACCCTCTTGCTTTCTGTCCAATATAGCCTGTACATGTGTCAAACAAAGCTTAAGAGGTTCAGGACCAGGAGCTTTACCACCTGCTGTAACCAACCTAGCACCCTTGTGTCTGATAGCTCTAAAGTCAAAATTAGGAGTGAATCCACCCTCTAGATAAGCTTTCATGAGCACCTTTACAGCATCAGCCCAACCCATAATACTGTCCTCTATGAGGTAGGTACGTTTCTTACCTGGTTTGGTAATAGCAGGGAGCTGCTCAATGTGGTGTCTTTGAACACTATATCCTACACCTGTACCACCCAAAAGCAAGAACATAGTCTCAGAGAAACTGTGTATGCTGTCAATAGGCAGAAAACAGCAGTTGTAAATCCTTGAGTTGTTCACCTCAGCAGCTGGACCAGCGAACTGAAGAGCTCTCATGGATGGTAACACCTTTTTCTGCCTGATGAGCTGTGAACTGCTCAGGATAGCATCCTCAAGTTTAGGATATTTCTTTATCATCATTTTCTCATACCTGGTAACAATTTCATCCCAGGTTTCCCTACGATTGAGTTCGGGAATGTACTTAGCATACTTGCTAAATACGGTGATTTTGCTCAACGCATCAAGTCCTAAATCCATAAAGTTTTTTGTATTATTTGATTAAAAAAAGAGGACTGCAAATATACAGTCCTCTCTTTTACAAACCAAGACATTTAGAAAATTCTAGTTAACCAATCTTCTTATTTTTTGTCCAAGTTCCATATCATTTGGAGTGGTTTTAACCAAATTGATTATCTCAGCATTTTGTGTTAAAAGCTTCTCGATGTACAATGTAGCATCCTGAAGTTCTTCCTGCAAATGCAACAGATAATTGTCATGATTATTCTCATAGAGAGTGGTACCATATTTCTTGATACCAACATCACTCCTTTGCTGGAACTTAGCAATCACTTGGTCTACGATTCTGTCAGTGTGGGACATAGCTTATCATTTAAAAGTTTAAACGCTTCTTCTATAACAGCCCTATCACATTCTTTCCTTGTCTTGTACGGTTGAGGATTTGATAAAATAACATTCTCTCCATTATTAATTGTATAATGAAATGCTCCTTCCATATACATTGTTTCAATAAAAAGACTGTTTTCATCGAAAACATCAAATAGATTTCTAGGAGAACCATCAATGATTTTTGCTATCTTATCATTGTCAATTCCCTGTTGCCTTACAAAATCTTTGAAGTTATCTGGAAGACTGTCATCATTTAAACTTGCCAACATTACATCCAGATAATAAGACTTTACAACCTCTGTTGCTTGTGGATTCTTTTCTAATAGTTCTAGCATTTTTCATCATTTTTAAGTCGTTTAGCTCTTTCAGCCCACCAATTTCTTTCGTATTCCAATTCCAATTTATCGATTGGATCTGTGAAGATTCTAGCAGCGATTGTCTTTTCATACTTCTCGCTTTCAATTTCACAATACATTGTAGCGTAGTTTACACCATACTTATGTATGATGTGCTGGAGAAATTCATCGTTATACATATTCTTCTTTTAATTTGTCAATGAATAATGTTTCTCTGTCGTCTATAAAACCTTGCCAAACTTCCATAGAATCGTCAAATTCTACACCAATTTTCTCTTCCCAATATTTCTTCAGGTCTTCAGTTTTATTGAATACACGATATTGCAGACTAACCTCGTCTTTATGCAATCCGTTCTTCTTAATCTTAATAACCCTGGGAAACTGTGATTGGAATTCCTTAGAGGTTTTGGAATATTTGCCAGCTTTTACAAAATCGAAGTCTTTCTTAAATTTAGGATTGAGTGTGTAGACAAGTACAACAAATCCATTCTCATAATCATAATCATCAATAATGGACTTGGTTCGTTCATATTCATCGTCTAGAAACTCTTTGAATTTATCTAAGTCTTTAGGATGGAACAGGAGATATGCAGCATTTTCATACTGCACATCTTTCCTACCATCTTTCATGTACGCATTTATGAACCCATTGTCTCTCAATCGATCTCTGTCAATCTTGAGCGTGGGCACCATAAATATACTAGTTATTGTTTTCTTTAGCTCCATCTTGTATTTTTAATCTCACTACACCATTTTGTTTATGATTCTCTCTGCTAATGTTCCAAACATTATTCTCTAGGGCCCATTTAAGGTCTTCTATGAGATATTTGACGCCTGTATATTCCCTGTTTTTGTGATGGAAACCGCTGTAAGCTTCTTCTATATTACCATAATCCAGAGTGTAAATCAATGGATTATAATAATTAGTGCTGTCACATACAATGAATCTAGGAGGAAGTACATCATATCCTGTCAACTCTCCATCTCTAAGTGTGTGTGCTGCTCTGTAATACAGATAGGCTTGAATGTAGGCCCTCCTATAAAGATAGTATTCTTCCAGGAAGTTTTCTACACTCCAGGTACACTTCAGATCATAAACTTGGATGGTTTTCTTCTGATGGTCTACAATCACCTTGTCCATCATACTCTTGAACATCAATCCATCTACCTCATAGTTCTCTATCTGGAGCTGATTGTGCACTGTATACCTAGCACTACTTACAAGATTTACCACCTCAGCAGTGACATTGTTTGTCCTGAGCTCTTCTACAATCTTCTCAGCATTGGTAACATCTTCTGTTGTCACCACTGTGAGTCCTTTCTCTTTTACTGTACGCATCTCGTTATAGAAGATTTCAGCATCGCTTCCTACAAACTTATTGATTACAGCGTCAAACTTAATCTTGAATCCTGATTCAGCATATGCATCCTTTGCAATTTCCTCAAAGGACCTAGTAATATTCCCTTGCTCATCTGTAGCTTCCTTGGTGAATTTATACAATGCTTCTACAAATGCAAGCATTAGACCAGTGGGAGCAGACAGACAAACAGACATATAGAACCTATTGTCAAACTCATTTGGTTCCAATAGCATAGTTTCTACGATTCTACCTGTGGTTGCAGCCACTGTATCCTTGTCATCTACAGACTCTCCAAGGATATATTTCCTATAATACTTCTTTCTGTCCGTAGAGAACTCCTTCAAACTTGAGGAGCTGTCTAGGTTAATTGCTCTGTAATTTGCTTCTGTTTTAGTTTGTCCTTGTATCATATTTAATGTTTAGATCTACCTCTACGGTATTTTAATAAATCATCATGAGAACTAGATTCCTTTTGTTTAAATGCATCAATAATATAGGGTTGCATAGCCCTAATTTCTCTAGGCACTCTCTGAAAGAACCATCTAACATCCAATTCATATTCATTACCATGAGGATCTACTCCTTTTGGATGAATAAGCCAGAATTGGTGTGTTTCTCCATTATACTCTACAGATCCTTCATACCAGATTTCTGTAAATGAAGGCTCTTTGTTAATGGAGATTTGTACATGTTCATTTTCCATTTTTCTCTGATTTTGTTTTAGCATCATGACATTTCTCGCAAAGCACTTGTAGATTATCCACTTCACAGAACAGTCTTTCTACAAATCCTGGTAGGTCTTGTGCAGAATTAAGACTTCCTGCTGGGCAAATATGATCCACATTAATCTTCTTCTCTGGAAACCATTTGTTACAATGTGCGCACTCGTATTCAAATTTCTGCCTCTTATTAGGACCTTTATATGGTCTACGGGCACTCATCTTTGCTTGCAGTATTGGTTTCCACCATCTAGATTTCTGTCTCAGGGCACTCCTGATAAAACTCCAGAATGCAGATTCTGTCATTGTACCTGCATTGCGAGTTTTAGCCACTCTAGGCTTAGTTGTTCGTTTCTTCCTCATAATCAATGATTTATAAAAGGGGAATGTCACTAAATTACGAATAATTGTGACATTCCCCAAATATATTAATCTAGATTCACCACCCTCTTAGAAATGCTACTCTTCATTTCTTCCAGAGATTCAACAATATTATCAATGTTGATGTGGGTCATGGCTGGAATATTGAACTGATGCTTAGATGCTTCTACAACAAATCCCACCTTGGCTTTAATTGCCAAATCTTCCAATTCACGAATTGCATAATCCTCATCTAGTGCAAGAGTGTCAAAATCCAAATCATGCAGGATTTCTGTGGCTTCTTCACGAGCTACAGTCATGATTGGCAGATATTCATAGCACCTACCCTTAGAATAACCAATGCCCACCACCTTCATAGGATTGATGAGAACAAGAACAGACTGGTCACCACAGCCTACATAATGGATTTCATCAGCTGTGAAATGCAAACCTGCATGTCCACAATCTGCTGTATTCCAATTACATTCCTCAGGAGGCATGTTAACCACCTTACCTACACGAATGTCAAATGTACGTGTGTGAGCATCTGTGAACCTATTCTCTGCTCTATTAGGCAAATCAAGATAGAGCTCTGTCAGATTACCAATGTGTTCTCCTAGATCATCTCTTTCATCAGTGATGTCATATTCTCCCTCACCATTACACACCTCACATACTTCTTCACTCTCATCACAATATTCACAGGTTTCGGTTTTAGTTACATTGATATCATCTGCGTGAACCATTTTATATTCACCGTCTTTCAGATACACTTCATACTTATCTGGAGATTTCTTCCATACAGCCTTCACCTTATTGTAAGCATTGCTGATGAATTGTACTAGTTCTGTAGATCCATGGAGTGTTACAACATTCCTAAGAGCAACAAAGAAGCCCTGTTTTGTAATCCTGAAGCTATTTTTAGTCAGGAAATCATACAAATCATTAGCAACCTCTGCTCTAGGATTCAAGCAACACCACATAAAGAACCTCTTAAGAGCTTGATATTCTTCATCTTCTACCACTGCATCAACCAACGGTTGGTCATCTCTATATGCATCAATTTCTGTCACCACCTCAATAAACTTCTCAACCAGAAGCTGAGGCATAGTTCTACCTGTACCAGCTAGCTTTACAAAACTACCCTCTATTTCAAAATCAGGGAGTCCTCTAAGGACATCAATTCCTCTTTTGATAGCATTCATACGGGCTATTTCTGCTTCAACTTTTCTTCTGTCATTAACCACCTCTGGCGCACCTATAAGATTGACTATTTCTGATTCTGTCCTTGCTACACGAACATCATTAAAATCATCGTTTGTAGCACCAGGTTTACTAACAATAGATCCATCATTAAGAACTACAGTGAGCACATCATTTACCAGTTTTACACTCTTGTAAGGCTTATCTGGAACTACAGAACCATCAAACTTGATAGTGATGTTATCTGGAATCTTAGTTCCTTCGTTCGCATAGAGTTGTTTACGCAAAAGCTCATTCTTGATTCTCTGTTCTTCAACTTGCAATTCTTCCAATTCTTCTTTCTTTCTGGATTTAAACCAATTTAGGCTGAAAATTCCCATAGTTTTTGTTTTAAAATTTTAAAAATGGGCTCCCATTACAGGAGCCCTTGTAATTAAGCTGTGATTTCTTCTACGTTTTCAATAGGAGCTAAATTGTCTTCATTTAGCTTTATGTTATAATTTTTCCAATCTATGCGCTGTTTGTAATATTTAAACAAATCTTTAGTGGCATCTAGCATTTTGTCTCTGCCATAACTCATACTGCTAAACATGGTTTCTAGAAATGGAAGTTTGTCAAAGACAGCTTTCAGGCTTTTGAATGTAGAATAAATAGGCTCATCAAACAGCTCTTTACTTACAGCCACATCAACCATTGCTTCATATAAACTTTCCCCTGCATGATGATAGTTCTTAGATTTATACTGTTGAACCTCATACATCTTTTCATATAAATCCACAGAGATGTTCTTCATGTTTTCTATTCTATAGAACACATGATGATATTCTTCTATAAATTTACTTATTACAGCTGCAGTTACCATTCTGCGAAAAGCCTTATGTTCTCCTTTTACAAATTCTTCCATCTTAATCCAGTTATGTAGTTGAATGTCCTTTAGATTGTTAAGTTCTCTTTCTGAGAACACCATAAATCTCACCTTATTACCAAGTGGTTTGAACAGGGCATCCATTTTATTCATGTCCTCCTGTTTACCATAAACCATCAGATGGGGGAGTTTATGTGCATCTGCCATTTGTATCACCGTAGGTACCCACTTACAGTTTTTGCCATCCACCCATCTTTCGAGATTGTTGGCCATTTTACCTGTAACTTCTCCCTGTAGTTTAATACGCCTAGCTTTAGGACCACCTTTACCGTTGTTTGTCACCTTAACAGAGTTACTCTTCTTAGTCTGGATGAATGCATCAGGAATCACCACATCATCAAGATTGATGAGTCTGGAAGTGATCATTTCCATGAACTTCTGAAAGTCTTGTATTTTCTTTCTCCACTCACTTTTTGGATGATTCTTCAGTTTAAGAAGGTTATAATAGTTGTCATAAGCACCACTACTTCCTTTTCTGAATAAAGGAATAAACTTTTCCTTTTTGACAAAATATACGCTCTTTCCATTATATAAACTGCGCATATAGTCTTTCATAAGAGTGCTAATCTTATCAGAATAGCAGTAGATTGGATCATCAGAATTAATTCTGTGGATGTTCAGGTCATTCCATCTTGTACCATAGTTGTTAAACCTCTTATTGTACAAATGAAACTTAATCTTCCACTCCTGGAAAATATATTCCTTGAGAGACCACAGTTCACGCAGATTGAGGTTTTCCAAGTCCTTAATCTTTGGATCGATAAACTTAACAGTGGCGTATTTCTCCAGAGATTTAACATTGGTTTTCTCCCTAAATATCTGAATATACCTTTCAGAATTACCATAATGATTGAAAATGGCCAAAGCATCTTCACCGTTTGTAACTGATTCATTGTATTTCTCAATAAAATAGTTAGCAGCCAGCTTTAGCTTTTCCATAATCACTTGCTTAGCCTCTTCTGTATAACGCAGAGCTTCCCTGTTTGGTGTAGGAAACAACCCATCTGTCAAACTAAACCTGAGAGCTACTGGCAGATAAATGGTGTCAATTCCCAGTTTGTTGAAATCAAGGGGATAGTAGACATTATCCAAACAGATATGCATGTGGCTGTTTTCACAGAGGGGTGACCATTGGAAGTGGTCATGTCTAATGATGTTAAAATCACTAAATATGTCTGCACTTGGAACATCAAAGTACACGCTCTCAAAATAGGCCAACTGTTCCTTTATTTTGCTGACAAAATTGTATTTATCACGCCAGGAAACAGGAATAATCACCTTTACACCATTGCGTTCTGTTGTAGGAGCTTCATAGAGAAGATCAATAGTGTTTGTGTCTTCTCCTTCATACATCATATACTTGCGCTCCATTCCATCTTTACGAGCAACAAAATAGAAACTGGATGAATAAGCAAGAGGAGCTTTGAAGCCCAAACCCATCATACCCAGCTCATTAGCTGAATTACGCTTTGTGCTCTTACCATATTTACTGATGATGTTTCTAACATCGTCTGCATCCAAACCAATACCAAAATCTTCTACACAGAACTCATAATTGTCCTGCTTATTTGGTTTGAAACTAACAATGATTGGATCTGTGGTCCCAGCTCTTCTGTGACTATCCAGTGCATTAGATGCACACTCACGGATAGTGGAGCCTATAGCATCTGAATACAGATTCTTACTTAACATCTGCATCAATATCTGAGCAGAATCTAAGTCAAGGGACATTCCAATTGAGTCTTGTGATGATTCTCCTTCCTGGAGAATGTTTGCTTCTTTTTGTTTTTCGAGTATCATGTTTTCTAGTTTTTAATCATTCCTCTGTTAATCAATATGTGTTTTGCTTTTTCATATGTTTCTTTTTCTTCTATATCAGAAAACACAGGCTCTTGTATTTTTGCCACTCTGAACCTATGTGTTTGCTGAACATATGATTTCCATATTTTTATAGGTTTTCTAGGGTCTTTATTTTGACATTCGTCATTATAAACGACAGCTCTGGGTGTAATAAACTGGACAGTGTTTCTTCCATATCCTACAAACCATCCAAAATTTAGAAAACTACCAGATTCAGCTACAAGAATAGGGTCTCCTATTTCTAATTTGTCTACGTAAGTGAATTGCATAATAATTGTTTAAAATGGCACATCATAGAGCCACATGATTTCTTGATTATTGTTGTCTTTGATTATCTTATTAACCTTACCAAACACGCCTTCTGTATCCCAATCTGTATTCTTATAACTAGCTGATGCTGGATGTGTAACAGCAAATGTCCATGTGAATGGATTTACATATTTCTTATACCTAGCAGCATCCTTACCCAAGAATATAACTGGTACACCTGTAGTGTCTAGCACTTCTTCTAACAGATATTTGGTGAATGGTTCCCAAATATCAATATGTGAGCCTGCTTTATTTGCTTCTGTTGTAAGAGCAGCGTTTACCATCAATACACCCTGTTTTGCCAGATAACTGACATCTGGAGTTTTCTCATATTTGAGATTGAGCCCATTGTGGAGCTCTGTCTCAATACCTTGATAAAACTTCTCCAGAGAAGGTTGTAATCTACCTGTAGATGTACAGCCCATCAATAAACCGTCTGCTACAGGCTGTCCGTTATAAAATGTGTGATAGGGACACATACCCATCAATACCACCTTTAAATCATCAAAAGAGGTTTCCTTGAAACATCTATATGTAACAGAAGAAGAGGGGGCTATCTTCTTCCCCCTCTTACTTTCTGCTTTGAGAAATTTATAGATGTTATCACATTCCTCGCTCTCAATGAAAGGTTTCATCTTTGCATGCCAGCTCTCGTGAAACTGATCTTTAAAGTTCTCCCAAATCATATTAAAATTCCATTGATAGTTGTCTAAATGCTTCTATTTCTTCTGCTGTATCTCCTCCAGCTGCCATAATTCGCATAGTTCGAAACATAGAAGAATCTTCAATCACCTCTGCTTCCACTGTAGGAACAAACAATCCAGCTTCATTCACAAAGAAATTGTGAGCTTTCATGTGATCACTAATCCAGAATCTAGGATGAGTTTCCCTCATGGTTTGTGTAGTGAACTGATAAAGTTCCCACAAGCTACCTGGAGCTCCGTAATCATATGTTGGATCAGTGAGTTCTTTAGCAATTTGATTCACCTGCATAGAGCTAATTAGGCTTTCCTCAAGCATCAATCTACCCACCAATTCAGCCTGAGCACGTTTGTTGAGCCCAATTTGTTTCATTGACTCACGCTCTGTTTGCATTTTCTGGAATGTGTCACCAGCTTGCTTGATATATTCTGTAATGGCAGTTGGTGTAAATTCTTGCACCTCACCCATATGTTTCCTCTTGAATGAGCCCATGTCACCATGTACAGCACCATTCTGACAAATGAATATACGTGCACCAATGGCAAACTTCAAGCTCAATGTTTTATTGTAGCTATTCTGCCAGCCAATCTGTAGCTGCATTTCTTTATCTGCTACATTGCTAATTGTGAAATTACCATTTGCTACCAATCCCTCAGGAGAAGCTGAATAGAGTTCTTTGTCCAATGTAAATCCTGCTCCATGTATAGACTCAAGGGTGAGATCTATAAGTTGCTGATGGCTAATTGGTTTGTATGTACGAGTTTCTGCTGGAATCTCAGCATTCAACAACACTTGTTTGGTTGTTGTGTAAGTTGCTACCTTCATAAATTTGGTTTTAATTTTCTATTATACCTTTCTGTTTCAAATAAGACTCAATTGTCTCTAGTCCGTGGGCTTTCGCTAAATCAGCCCAATCCTTAATTCCTTCCTTCAGATACTTACGTGGGACGTTAGCATATTCAAAATCAAACAGTTTTGTAATCTGTTGACTATTCTGAACGCCTGTAACATCTGAATCAAAACTCAGGATTTGTATGTCAGAATTATCTTTTAGATATTGTACATTTTCTTGTGAAAAACATCCAATACCCTCATTTTGTACAGCACAACTGCATGGGAATATCTTTTTCATCACCATGTAGTCTTTCTTACTCTTGTTAATGAATGCCATTCTGCAATGCTGTATGTCTTCTTTACCATCCATTGCTGTAATAGGTACATTGTTTGGAACCCATTTGCTCTTCTTATCTGCAAACGGTCTGTAGATTTTCCAATGTCCATCATACAGGTAACCAAACACAAGCTCGTCATCATTTATATAGAATAGATTCTTGTTTAGGTACACCTTCTTTACAGCATAAACATTATTGGCTCTTAGATCATCTGAGCTTTGGTGATAACCATTCCAATATTCAAGTTCTCTATTTGTGAACTTTCTTGTTACCACCTGAATCAGGGAGTTGCGTTTGGTTATTTCAGGCTGCTTATAGGTAGATGTTATCTTCTTGTATTCCTCTGTAGGTTTACCAGAAGCTAGTCCCAAACCAAAATCCCTATCAATGAGCTTCAGCGCATCATAATGTGGTATATTGAATAGGTCTTCAACGAATTGAAAACAATCACCACGCTTATTTGTATCAGCAAAGTCTATATAACTTATATATCCTTTGCGATTACCAATAACAAAAGATGGATTTCTTTCCTGTCTAAATGGAGATAATGTAACCTGATTCAGCTTCCACGATCTGTCTGGCATATAAAACCTAAAGATGTCATAATCACTGATTTTATCCAGGATGGACTCTTTAGTTAGCTGTACTTTCTTTGCACCCTTTATCATAGTTACAAATATAAAACACCCCAACCATTTCTGGAAGGGGTGTCTATTTTTTCTACTAATCAAATTGATTAATAATCAGCACCATCTTCAGAGATGACAGCATCAGATGCTACCAAATCATCTCCTTCGTTATAGTCTTTCAGGTCCTTAAGAACATAGAAGTCTTTACATCCATATTCTCCAGTGACATTGAGCACAAACCTTTCGTGAGGCTTGAGATCAGTGCTTTTCTTAGCACGAAGACCATTAATGGTTGTAGGATTGCTGAAGTCAATCAATCTAAATTGCTTCAAATTGTATGCAGGGAGGAATGCTTTATTGTATACACCCTGATATTGCTTGGTTTCTTCATCCCTGATTACAGTTTTCACTGTAGCAAGGGCTACTACAGATGTAGAGAATTCACCACCAACTTGTTCTTTGATAGCTTTTACATTTCCTTTCATCAGAGATTTCCACTCAAGCTGGAGAGTGGTTTCTGCTTCACGGTAGTCAAGATTACCCAACCATGTGCGCATGAAGTTGTAGAGTTCTTCCTCACCAACAAATGCTACACGATAGTCACGCTTAGTGAACCATTGAGGAAGATTGTTTGGATCATCACTCCAGGAACAAACACCAACATTGTTGATATATTGTTTCTTTGTACCATCCTTATTAACCTTTTCTTTGTTCTCAAGGAAGAATGTCACCTTGAATTTGTCCTTGTTCTTCACCTCTTCAAGCCAGAAATCTACACGAAGTGTGGTTTTGTCATCTTGACTAGTACCAAGATACTCTGTAGCTCTGCTGTCTTCTTTGAGATCCATACCAAGGGTCTCTTTGTACTCTTCAATAGAAGGATTTACAGCGATTACATTTGCCTCAAATAATCCCACTTTTTTGGAATACTCTGTCTGTTGTACTTGTTCTCTCTTTTTTCCGCCAATGTTTGACATGTTTTCTAGTTTTTATTGTTATTAATTATAATACTCATCGATTTTCTTGCATACATAATCCAAGTTGTTTGGTATTTTGATTTCATCAAACATACCATCTGGACTCTTTGCAGGAAGTTTCTTAAATCTGTTGGTAACGAAATAATAATTAGTAGAGCCATCTTTGTTCTCTTCTACATGTGTATATAAACACACAGTGAGCAAACCTTCAAGCAGCACCTGATTATCAATCAGCTTACCTGCTGTCTTAATCTTATATCCTACAATATCACCACCATCTTCAATAGTTTCAGGATGTGAGAAGTAGAACACTTTGATGTCATCACGAAGCTTACGAGCTTCTCTCATAAGTTCCACCATATCTTTAGCCATCAAGCTGAACTTGGTATAGCCCACCTCTGTAGCTTTAGATACAATGTTAAATCCCATGATGTAATTGCTGTCCTCGATAACAATGTTCTTGATGTGAGGAGCTTTGTCAGAAATAGTCCTAAGAAGTCTGGTGATTTCATTAGCATCATCCACCTCCTTGTAATTACGCTTTTCAGCGTTATAGAGCTTTTCTGATCCCTTGAACGGAAGTTCTTTCTTTGCTACATTGATAATGTACGTTTCTTCTGGGTTCAAATGTTTGATTGATGTGGATTTGCCAGTACCTGTAGCACCAACAATCCCGATTAATTTGCTTGCCATGTTTAAATTAGTATTTAGTTAGTTTGTGAAGATACACCAAGTTCTTCAGATTTCAAAATAATTTTAGTATTCATATTACCATAATTATTCTTTGCATCTATGTAATATCTTTCAGCTTTTTCCCTATCAAAACTTCCGATGATATACCTACCATCTACATAAACAGAATACCATGGACCTTCTGCAATTCTGTATTCCTGAACAAGTTCTATTTTCATACATATTTAATTTTAGATTTGTCAAAGAATTCTAATGCCTTCTTAAGCCATTTAAGCTCTACAGGCTCATCTGTGCTGATGATGTATATCTGGGCTTTCTTATCTGGATTATTATATTCCATAGCCATACATCTGTTTATCTTCTGTGCCAGGTTTTCAGCATTGCTATCAAAGTAGTTGATAATCACCTTGTTAAGTGGTTTGTATGTCACACCTGTATTACCAATCTTTACAACAGCCATGTGTTTACCTTCTCCTTCAGAGAAACCAATGAATGTTTCATCACTCTTAGACTTACTATGATGTGATGGGATGCCCAGAGAGTCAGCTATTTTGGTTGTGCCACAGAATACAAGAATTCTCTCATTACGGTTGTTCTTGAGAATATTCTTTGTAGCATTGAGCTTAGCCAAACTATTCTGTATGATTCTCATTCTGGCAAGTCTTAAGAACATTGTGTTTTTGCTCTGTCTTTCCATTTGATCTATCACCCAACCATAGCTGTCAAATTGCTTTTTCTCTGTCCTTTTCTTTCCCTTGTAATCCTGTACAACAACATTATCCAGAGGAACTCTTTTTACAATTATCTCATAATCAACAATTACGCCCTCTTCAATAGCTTGTTCTATTGGATAGTAGGCTACAACCATTAAATCTAGTTCTTGTGCCAAAGTTTCCTCTGTCCATTTAGATAGTGTACCTGTAAGACCTAATACATTATCATTAGCAGCTATTAAATCTTTACACACTTCTATTTGAGCTTCTGATAACAGATGTATCTCATCTATCACTACTAAATCATACTTATTGTCTTTGTACTTATGTAATGATAGATGTGTGGTGTATGTAATGAAACTATTGGTATAATTACGTTCTCTAAAATCATCTTGCCAAGACTCCTTAATCTTGTTATCTGGATAGGCAATTAGCACCTCTTTGGGTTTTAATTGCTCCATGATATTGATTGTTGTACGTATTTTACCAAACCTGGGACAGAGATTAAGAATACCAAACTTGCCATTCTTAATCCATTTGTCAGCAAATTCAGCTTGCCTTTGGTCTCTTAGTGTCATACTTTCTCGTTTAGAATGTAGATTTTATAGGCTGCATCAGCCACTCTATCAACTCTTGCTTTGAAATATTCCTCTTGACACAATCCATCCACTGTTTTCAGATTGTATATGATTGTGCTGTGATCATATCCAAGTAGTTTACCCACATCACTGAGTGTCAGTTCTTCCTTGTAATATAGGAAATAAGAGAACACCTGCTTAGGTGCTGTTACACGCTTAGCCCTACCCTTAATTTCCATGAAGTTCTCTGGAACATCAAACTCTCTAGCAATCACCTTTGCCAGCATCTGTTGCTTTTCAGTCATAAATATTTGATTAAATTACCTTTTTGATCCAATAGAGCCACAATATTAAACTTCTTATCATATTCTTCAAACACACGAGCTATTATATCATTCATGTTATATCCGTTTGTTTGCAGATATATGAACAGCTCATTGGGATTCAGTGGCTTATGATTTAATTTCTCGTGTGTTGTGTAATAATGATAGACAACATTGAGAGGCTCATATGTTTTCGATCTGATATACTGGTCTTTTGTCATTGGTATAGATTAATATAGTTGTGCTCCAGAAAAGCCATTCTAGATTAATAGCCATATGTTTCTCATCATCATACGAATGATATACAGCAATTGTAGGAATTAAAACACATTGCCAAAATAGTCTGTCTTTTCTAGGGAACGTTGATAGTGTCAATAGTTTAATTTTCATGTTATTTGTTTAAGAAAAAAGATTTGTTAAGTACGGAACTATAGTCATCATCAGTGATTTCTTTACGCTTGGGTAGCTCTTTGAACATACCAATTTGGCCCATAAAGCCCAAACCAATTCTTACATCATCTTCACCATAGCTGTTTTTAATAAGTCGCAATGATCTGAAATACTTTGCACCTGTGGTCTTGTCTAGTAGTTTATCTAAATCATATCCAGAAGAATCAGCCACCTTATACCTCATAGGATCAAACAATGCTAATACAACATCAGCATCGTTCTGTGTGGAGCTTGATTCTGCAAAATCCTCCAGTTGTGGTTCTACATCACCATTCTTGAGTCGTTGCATATTGGAAATAGATCTATTGAACTGACTAACTGCCACTGGTGTATAACCATAAAAATCTCTGGCATATCTCAGCTCATCACTCATCTTGTCAATAGCCTCCTTTTTAGTAGGCTGGTCCTTTGTGGTTTTAATCAAACCTACGTGGTCTAATATAACAATTGTTATCTCATTCTCATTATTAGGGAAATAACGTTTGTTGAATTCATCCACTTGTTCAATCCTACCGTGCTGTAGAGCATGTGCTTTTAGTTCTTTAGCAATACCTACAGCATTCTCTGGACCATCAATAATTGTAATTACATCTTCCATTTGTCCCAGATAGTCCTCATACATCAGGAACAAATCATGCTCATCGTGGGACATTTTATCATTCCAGCCCAATAGCTTAGCTACAGGAATAATAATCCCGTGATCTAGAAATATCTTTCTACTCACCCATTTAGCAAACTTATATGTTCTAGACCTCTCCATTGAACGATATATAATGCGTAATTTGATCTTAGAGGGCACAGTGTCCGTTATTTCAGACATTTTAGGGGTATTTTGTCCGATATACCAATCAAATGGGTTTAGAACAAATGCATCATCAATAAAACTTGTCTTACCTGAACCAGTGAGACCACCTACAAGGAAATACATAGACTTCCTAATACCAATGTATTTATTGAGCCTATTAAACCCCATAGGTATACCATTGTTCCTACCCTCTAAACCAGCATTTACTTCCGCTTTTAATAGCTCAAAACTCATTATTTGAATGTTTTATCGTAATAATTGTTTACAAACTTGATTTTCCAGTCTCCTGTATGTCCATCTTCATCTAAAGCATGTAACATAGCATTGATTATATGTTCTTTCTCTATTTGTTTAGCTTGTGCATATTCCAACTCAGGTAACAACACATTGTAATCTTCAAAGTATTTTTTAACTAACCATTCTACTGCTGTCATTTGTTATATGTTTCGTTGTAGTAATTTTCAGAAGTTTCTTGATTCGGACATTCTGCATTAAAATAATCTGCTGAATTATATTCTCCACTTTTAAAAGCATTAATTACTTGCATTTTTTCTATTGCTTTGGCTTGTTCATAAATTCCTTGTTTGAATAATCCATCCTTAACATACTGTTCAATTAACCATTCAACTGCCGTTTGTTGTGCCATAGTTTATTAAATGTCAACACCCCCAATAGGAGTATTGGATTCTTTAATTTTAACGCCTTCTCTAACTAGTTCAATGAATGGCTCAAAAGTTCGTTGATTCAGGTAAGTGAGAGAGTTTTGCATAAAGCTCATTTTATTGGTTGCTGTCTTTATGGAATTCTCTTTCTTCTGTAAGATTTCCATTTCTAATGCAGCAATCAAATCATCTGATGTATATTCTCCCTCTCCTATAATCTTGTTAAACTTAAGCTTACACTCATCTTTCTTAACTCGTAAACCTCTGGTGCCATTGAAAGTTTTACCATTATATGCAAATGTATCTGTACCTGGATAGGCTTTCCACCAGGCTTCAAATCCATCATGATCAGGCTTTCTCTTCACCAATGTCTCTGCTGTCTCACTAGCAAGGAAAGCAAGGATGTCCTTGCCTTCCGTTGTTAGTTTGTAGTCCTCGGTTATTAGCCCTTTACGTATAACAGTTTGACAGAGTAGGTTAAGTTTTG